CGCCACGGGCCGGCGACGAGCTCGGCGTTGTCGAACCCGCCGTAGGGGTTGAGCTTCTGCCAGCGGCCGGGCTTGCCCATCTGCCGCGCGCCGTCCGGCTTGTAGTGGCGGAACCGGTAGATCTCGGTCGTCTGGACCTCGATCAGCAGGTCCGGATCTTCCGGCGGCGAGCCTTGCCGCCACTGGCGGGCCGGAGGCTCGGCCTGGGGTGCCGCCGGGGAGGCCGGCGACTTGCCGACCCGCCAATCGAGGTTCTCGCCCTCGACGGGGATCTCGGCCGCCCGCTCGCGCAGCGCCTTCGCGAAGTGCTCCATCGTGCCGCGGGAGATCGGCGAACGGGCGTCAAAGCCGGCGCCGAAGGTATCGGCTGCCTCGGCGGCGAACAGGAGCAGCAGCTTCTGCAGCAGGCGGGCGTCGTCGACGCTGCCGTGCATCTTGCCGTCCTCGCGCCATGCCTGGACGCGGCGGAAGGCGACGTCGTGCGCAATCGCCACGACATTGTCGAGTGCTTGAGACATCAGTGGGGTCCTTGCTGGGGTACGGGTTGCTGGGATGGTGAGGCCCACGAAAAAGGGCCCACGAAATCGCGGGATTCCGTGGGCCGTGGGGCAGGGGAGGGGCTAGGCCTGGGCGGCCTTGACCCATTCTTGGACGAGAGCATCGCCGTCGGGCGTGGTCCATATCTGGCCGTCGGCGCCCTCTACGAGCCCGAGCGCTACCAGCCTGAGCCAGACGGCCGGGTCGGGCGACCCGATCCGCTTGTCGCCGACATGCACGATGCCGACGCCGCGCATCGACACCCGCGCCTTGTCGCCGGCGCCCGCGAGCGCCACCAGCGACAGCGTTTGCGAGCTGGTCAGCCGGTGCACACCCAGGTCCACCCCGTCGTAGCCCCGGAGCGAGACGCTCGGGGCACGGCGAGGAAGCGGCGGGCTCATGCCGCGACCTCGGTCGCCGGCGCCGGCTCCTCGGTCAGGCACTCGATCTTGATCGCCTTCACGTCGATCGTGTCGGGCAAGTCCATGCCGTAGAGGAACTTGCGCAGCGCGGCGCGCTCGCTGGTCTCCATGAACTCGTCGACCAGCGTGCGCTTGGCCTCGAGCCGGAAGGTCCCATCCTGTCGCAGAAACACTCCCCAGTCATTGAGGTCTTGTGGGTTGAAGCTGGTCGAGAACAACAGGTCGCGGACCGCCGAGGCGATCGCCTTCACGTCGCCTTGGAACGTGTCGACGAAGGTGTAGGACACGCGGAAACGGGGCATCAGGCAGCCCTCCCATGCTGGGTACCATCGGGGATACCGCCGTCCTCGGCGAGGATGGCGTTGATGCGGTCGACCAGGTCGTCCCGCTTGATCCGGACGTGGGCGTTGCCGTTGAGGAACCACCGCATGTGCAGGTAGTCGTCCTCGAACTCCATCGGCGCCTTGGTCAGGGTCGGGTGCGCGGCGTTGAGCCGAGCCCAGAACGTCGCGACGTGCTCCGGCGGCGGCTTGCCGTCGAGCACGTAGAGGATCCGCTCAAGATCGACGAGCTGCTCGTCCCGCCAGCCATAGCCGCGGCTGAGGTGCGCGCCGTCCCTCCACTTCGACACCGAGAACATCCCGTTGACGATGAACCGGTGACCGTACTTGAACGGGTCGTGGGTCTTGAACCGCGGGTGCAGCTGGTGGAACAGCGTCTTGACCCCGCGCTTCAGGACCTCCTCGGCCTGGCTGATGTGCGCGAACAGGGTCGCCTGGACCGACTCCAGGGTGCACTCGGGGATCACGGCTTGGTGCCCGCGCAGGCTGTCGCGGAACTCGGTCCTGGCCTTGTGGTCCATGACCTCGGTCAGGCGCGACCGGGTGATCAGGTGCTCCCACAGGCGCAGGTCGAGCTCGCGCCGGACCACGGCCATCCACTCCTCGCGGCTGCGCCGCGTGCTGGTGGCGTGGTTGCCCTGCGGGCAGTAGCTCAGCTGCTGCTCGGTCAGGCTGAAGTGCTGGCCCGGCATCGCACGCCGGGCGGCGTCGCCGGCGGCGGCCATGGCCTCGGCCGCCTCGGCGAACTTCTCGAGCGCCCGCTGCCGGTGCAGCAGCAGCTCTTCGATCGTCTCCTTGGGGACCAGGTCGCGTCCTGACACCGTCATGACGGCTGGCCCTCCATGGCGGCGAGCTGGTCTTCCGTAAGATCGTCCGGCAGCCAGTCGCTGTTGGTAGGCTCGATCTCGGCGTCGCAGCCAGGGCAGTGATCGTTGCACTGACATGACCAGTCGTCGGTCCATTCGGCGCCGCACTGGTCGCACTCGTAGTGGTTGCGCCAGACACAGGGTTCGCCGTCGCTGTCCGTCTCGAGCTCGTCGAGATTGGGCATGGGTCAGCCCTCCTTGTGCTTGGCGATGGTCTGGGCGGCACGGTGCTTGGCCGTGCTGAGGCCTAGGCTGTCGTTAGTTCCGTGCGACAGGGGCAGGGCGGCAATCCACTCCAGCGCCGCCAGCAGCTCGGCCTTGTCGGCCTTCAGCACGGCGTTATCGCCGACGAGCTGCACGTACTCGGCGTGGACCCGATCGAACCAGGCCTCGAGGTTGTCGATGATCGCCTTGATGTGGTCCGGCGTGATCCCCTCGGGCAGCCGCAGCTTGGCCTTGGCGAACCACTCCTCTGTGGCCTCGGGGATGTCGGACGTGTCGATGGCGTCGTCGGGCCCGCAGTTGATGCGCTCGCAGAGGACGTTGATCTCCGCCGACGACAGCGGCTTGGTGAACTCGAAGTGACCGGCGTCGAGCGGTGGCGACCCGTCGGGTGCCATGTGCCCCTGCCAGTAGCGGAGCGCGGCCAAGATGGTCGCACTCTCCTGGTAAGAGAGCTTCATGTCGGTTGTCCAAGTGCTGGGCCATGTCCACTTTTGCCGCCTCCGATGAGGGCGGAAAAATAAACATGCAGACGGTGCACGAACGCACCGGTATCCCCGGGGGTCCGGGTCCGGGGATACCGCTACGCTCGATCTGCTGGGGAAGGGCGCCCCAGCCGGCGGGCGCCGGCCGGGGCAAGCGAGGGATTAGGGAGGCACCGTCTGACTTGACGGCACCCCCTATAGCATCCCCGCCGCGGTGGCGGGTGGCGAAGGTTCAGGTCAGGCGAGGTTCATCGGCACGCGGCCGAAAGCGCGCTGGAAGGCCCGCAGCATCTCAACGTCATCGTCCCGCCAAAGGGTCGTAGCGCCGCCGCCCGTCTGCATCGCTGGTTTGCCGTCGTGCGGCCCGAAGAAGGTAGCCACGCGGTTGGCGTGGTAGGTCCGGACCTCACCGTTGTCGTAGGTCACGTCGTACTCGACGACGTTTCGGCGAGGCCGCCGTATGTCAACCTTGGTGGCAAGCATCGTGTTTCTCCTGCCGGGGAGAGGATTGGAGCCGTCCTTGACTGGCGCTCCGCTATCCGCCCCGATCGCACCGGGGCGGATGCCGGAAGGTCAGTGCAGGTGCAGGCCCGGCGCGGGCGCGCCGCCATCGTCGGGCATCGGCTGGAAAGTCTCCATCACCGCCTTCGTCGTGCAGGGCGGGCAGTAGCGATCGGACACGACCAGCGAGACTTGCTGGGTCAGCCGGTTGAAGATGCCGGTCAGCGCGGCAACGCCGTCGGTTTCGATGAACTGGCTGATCCGGCCCAACATCGCCGGCTGGCGCGGATTGCGCAGGTGCAGCCACAGCAGCGAGGTCATCATGTGGCCGACGCTCTCGTTGTCGGCGGCGAACCCCTCGATCCCGTCATAGATCACGGCTTCGATTTCCATGTAGCCGTCCCACGACTTGATCAGGTCGCCCCACCGCCGACCTTCCTCGTCGACATAGTCGTCGAGCCTGTAGACCTCCCCGACGCAATCGTAGGGGATCAGGGTGCTCACGATCAGGCCGGGCGGGATGATGATCGCCGTGACCAGGATGTCGCGCGGGTCCGGCTTCATCTCCAGCGGCTTGTTGAGGTCCAGGTCGATCCGCTTCAGTCCCCTCATGGCGTCACTCCCAGACACCGGCGCAGCTCGCGCTGCAGGTTGGTCCGGCCGGCCTCATTGCCGCGGCGCAGGCCCTCGCCCAAGCCGTCGAGGTAGCGCATGACTTCGACGGGAAACCACGTCGGCGGCAGCTCCACGATGGTGTCGCCGCCGTCGTGCACCATCCAAGGCCCGGTGCCGCCGGGCCGGTAGAACTCGTACTGGCCGTGGCGGTAGGTCGTGTGATCGGGGGCCGCCATGGCTCAGCTCCAGACCGGGCGGTGGAACAGCACGGCCGGCCCGTAGATGCGCGGCAGCGCGGCCGCGACCGGGGTCGGCTGCTGGTGCTGCAGGGCGTTCGCCCGATAGATCATCGTGGCGATGTCGTTGATCGGCAGCCGCTTCAGTTGGCCCTGGTCATCCACGAACATGTCCAGGTACTGCTTGGTGTGCCAGACCCGCACCCGCTCGAGCAGGGCAGCCGCGAGCACCGGCTCGACCAGGCGCCGGATGGTGTCGTAGTCGGGCTCGAGCGGCCACTGCACCGTCATTCCCTGCGGCTCCGCGCCGACCCGGATGACGGTGTAGTCTGTCTTGATCAGCTTCATGTCTCAGTCCCGTTGCTGGGGTTGGTGCCGAGTGCACCAGGAACCCCCGCCGGGGAGCCCCCGACGAGGGTTCTAGCTGGACTCGGCTACTTCGACTTGGGCGGCGTCACTTGGGCCAGGACCGCCAGCCCCTCCGCGGTGATCACCGCTCGCTCACGATGGACCGGGTTGTGCGGCTGCTCGAACCGGACCAGCCCGTGTCGACGCAACCGCTCAAGCTGCGCTGGGGCCTGCACGACCGGCATCCCATCGTACATGGGCGACTTCCATCCGGAGACGGCCTGCAGGGTCCGCAGCAGCTTTCCTCCCAGGCTGGCGGCGTTGATGACGGGCTTCTTCGCCTTCGTCCGGTGGCGCCTACGGCAGCCGTCGCAGGTCACCGGATGGCCGGGACTGTCATCGCTCTCGACGTCGATGACGTCCCCGCACTCCTGGCACAGGATGCCTTCCAGCATCATGTCGGCGATCTCACCCATGACGCTCTCCGTAAGCCTTGCCCCAGGCCCCGGAGCGGCCGACGACCTCGCCGGTGTCGGGGTGGAGCTTCACGTAGCCCTCGTACTCGGCCGGCGCGCGCTCGGGCATCGGGCGGGTACCCCGGAAGGTCTCCCACCACCAGTCCTTGTAGGCCCGCTCCATCCGCTCCGGGTCGCGTCGGACCCGCAGCACCGAGGCGATGTAGGCCCGGGACTGCCGCGCCAGCTCGTTCTCGTAGGGCTTGATGACGTAGGGCTTCCAGTCGTCGAAGGCGTGCTTGGACTGGTAGCTCAGCGTGCCCGGTGCGCCCGGCTTCACCCGTGACGTGCTTCGCGGCTCGCGCAGCTTGCGTCGGGGTTCCGGCGGGGGTACCACCGGCGCCGCGCTTGCGGCCGGTTTTGCCTTGGCCGGCTGGAGGGCAGGGGCAGGCGGCGGGGGCATGGTCGTGCGGATCGCCCTCGCCGCCACTGCCGCCACCGCCGCGAGGTTCGCGGCGATCGCGGCGTAGTCCACGCTAGGCTGCTGCATCGGCGTCCTCCGCGTCCTCGGGCCAGCCCGGCGCCGAGAACGGCACCGCGAAGTCCCGGACCTGTCGCATCAGGGCGAGCTCGGCTTCCAGCTCTCCCTTGGCTACAAGCTGGTCGATATCGGTGACCGACAGGAACGGTTCGCCGCTGTCGGTGGCGGAAGTCCACTCCCGCTCTTTTGCGATCTCGGGCGTCCACAGGACGCAGCTGGCGGCATAGCTGTAGTGCCCATCGTCGCCGCGGGCGTAGGACAGCCCGACTGTCTGGCAGAAGCCCTCCAGATGGTCGTGGCTGCCCCACGGGCGCTCATTGTCGTAGAGGCACAGCGGCTTGCCGGCCTCGTGATCCTCGCGGATATGCTGTTCCGCGTCTTCGCCGAGCACATCGTCGTATTCCAGGCCAAGCTCGGAGATCAGTTCGGCGAACTCTTCGACGTGCTCCTCCTTGAGGACGCCGCCGATCTTGATCCACATCGCGCTGCAGTCGGGCATCAGTCGACCTCCACGCCCAGGGTGCGCAGCTCGCCGGCGACCCGCTCGATCTCGGCGTCGATGGTGGCGATCAGCAGCGACTTAACCGCCATGAGCGTCGCCTGGGGGATCTGGACGTAGTTCCAGGTCTCCTTGCGCTTCACCGGGAGGAAGCCAACGCCGTTGACGTTGACGCCTTCGGCGACAGCGACCTTCGTGCGGTGCTGGCGCAGGTAGCTCAGCTCCTCGCTGAGGTCTTTGACCCGCTGCAAGTCGTCGATCTTCATGTGCCTTGTCCCGTTGCTGGACGGTGCATGAGCGCACCAGGGACACCAGCCGGGGATACCGGCTGGGGTCCGAGCTGGGCTCACGCGGCAGGGAAGGTCAGCACCCCTCCTCGCGGGCGAGGCCGCCGAGCTGCACCTGCCGCGAGTTCAGGGCCTGCTCGTCGGTGGCCGCCGCGCCCTTGAAGTCCATCGCGAACCAGATCGGGAACAGGAACAGCCCGCCGATCCCCGCCGCGACGTTCTGGGCGAGCTTGCCGCTCTTCTCGGCCTGCAGCTGGGCGATCTTCTGGCTGTTCGCCGCGATCTCGCCTTCGATCTGCTGGCAGGTCATGCCATCGTCGTGGGCCTGCACCACCGCCACCGGCTGGGCGTCCCGGCCGGCACAGCCGGCGAGCGCCACCAGGGCCAGGGCGAGGCCCATCCTCTTCATCACCATGATCATCTCCGTTGCTGGGAGTTCGGTGCCAACCGCACCATGGTCCGCCCGGCACCGCACGCCGGACGGACAGAGCTACGGTCGGATCAGCTGCAGGCCCGGACCCGGCACTTGGCCGGCGACCGGGCGAACATGGCCTCATCGGCGCTGTGGACCTCGATGCGCCCCGCGGCCTCCAGTGCCCGCAGGATGCCGTCGAGCTCCTCCGCGCTGCACCACGTCGGCCGCATTTGGTGCGGGACGTGCCACGCGCGCAGCAGGTCGAGAAGGACCTCGGCGCGACGGGAGATCGGTCTAGGCATAGCCGTCATCCGGCTCCAGCAGGTAGAGCGCAGCGCAATCCACCGTCTGAAGCCTCTCGTCCCAGGGGACGATCGACCCGTCCGGCAACCGTGCGTGGGTGGGTTCGCGATCGCCGGTGTCGACCATCGCGACGGCCGCGGCCACGCCCTCCGCCGGATAGGCGGGGAAGCGCGGATCGTCGGCCTGCGCCTTGTGCTCGGCGATGGCGCGCCGGGCGATCTCGGCGACGCTGTCGAGCCACGCCGATTGTTCCTCGGCGGTGAACTCTTCCCAGCGCGCGCCTTCGTCGCCCTCCTCGCACTCGCTGCCGTCCGCATCCAGCCACCGACCGGTGTGGTCGGAGCCGTCCGCGATCTCCTGCAGCGCCTGCAGGAGCCGTTCGCACGGATCAGGCATCGGCGGCCTCCCCCATCAGCGCGAGCGCCGCGGCGTCGGCCGGGCTTGGCGTCAACAGGCCCAGCTCGTCGAGCTTCTTCTCGATCCACTCGGCCGTGCTCATGCTGTGCACGGCGTCGGGCGTGATGACGTACCCGGCGCCGCCGAACCCATCGAGCCGCATCTTCGAGCAGGTGAACGCGATCTCCATCGTGATCACCGGCATCCCGCAGCGTCCCATCAGCCCCTGCAGGTAGTCGAAGATCCCCAGGCACTCGGCCTCGCCCAGGATCTCGTCGACCTCGTCGGGGTCGAAGTCGTCGGCGAGCTGGTCGGCATCGAGCTCGTCCTGCCAGCCTTCCTCGCAGGTCAGGTTGAAGCTGCCGTTGCCATCGTCGTGAACCTCGAAGCCGAAGGCGCCCAGCAACAGCTGGTCGCGCTCGGTCAACTTGTCGGCCGGGAAGTCTTCGTGGACCACGGCCTGGGCGAAGTAGTCGGCCATGGCCTCAGCCTCCCAGGACACGCAGGGCAGGGGAGGGCGAACTATCCGAGATTCCCGGAGAGTTGCTCGCACCTGCAGCATTGCGCCGCTTGGCGGTCTGCTCGGCCTGCATCGCGTTCGCCATGGCGATCAGGCCGGTGGCGAGCTCGATCAGCTTGGTGGGCTCGGCCGGCAGCTTCAGGTTCGCCGCGTCGCTGACGTGGCCGCGGCTGCTGATCGCCCGGACGATGATGTAGGACCCGACGTCCCACACATGGACGCCGGTCTGCTTGACCGACCCGTTGCGGCCATAGGCCTGCAGGGTCCCGTCCGGCGGATCAGGCCACCGGACCGTGAACTCGGTCATGTCGTGTCTCCGTTGCTGGGATGGTGCGGGCGCACCCTGTATCCCCGGCGACTGCTCACCGGGGATACCGCCTGCGTCCGTTAGTTCGACCTTGGCAGGAGCCGTCCCGTGGCCGGATCACGACCGCGCTGCGCGTTGTGCAGGCGGTTGTGCTCGACCCGGCTGATGCACTCCAGGTTCTCCAGCCGGTTGTTGGTCCGGTCTTCATCCCGGTGGTGCAGCAGGTAGCCCTTCGGCGGCCGGGGGTTGCCCGCGGACACCCACACGACAAGGTGCTCGTAGGCGTATCCACGGCCGAAGGCGAGGGGATGGGTCTTGCCGACCCGGATCTTCACGTAGCCATCAGCGGACAGCATCTTGCTTGGGGACCAAGCTGGGTGCTTGCCGCCTCGGGCATGATTGCCGTGACAGCCCCTCATGGCAGGCGCGGGAACTGTTTCCAGGCCACGCCGTCGAGAAGCGATCCGCCTTTACCATGCGGATCGAGAGCTTGGGCTTCGTAGATGCTCTTCTTCTGTTCAACGACCAGCGGGTTGTTCCAGTAGGTCCCCCACTGCTTGAAAAAATACTTGACGCCTTGCTCCAAGCATTGATCGCGAAGTTCTCTGGCCCATGCCGGCTTCATTCGCCGGGCGCCCGGACCACTTTCGCCGCCGCCGATCACCCAATGGATGTCGGTGAGGTCCATCTGACCAGGCTCGGCAACCATAGGCTCCACCGACAGGAACCGGATCGAGGCCGGCACCTGGCGCAGGATGTCGATGCGGTCGCGGACCCGATGATCCTCGACCGTGCAGCCGAGCCAGAGATTGTCCGGCAGCTTCTCCTCCATCCGATCGAGGATCGGCTGGATGTTCTGCGGCCGCTTCGTCAGGACCTGGAACTGGTGGCGCGGGCAGCGTCGCATGATGTCGAGCGCTTCCTTGCGCCATTCGTCCTTGGCGTTCTCGTGCCAGAAGTCAGACATCGAGTTGACGAAGAACAGATGCGATCCAGGCTTGCGCAGGGGCATCTGCATCGTCGCGTCCGAGGATCGGTTGATCCTGCCGGTCCAGACCGTGTTACCGTTCACGACCTTCGTCGTGCCCATGTACGAGGCGGTCATCATGCCTTCCAGCCGATGCGCCATCTTCATGGCGTAGCAGTTGGTGCACCCTGCGGACACGATCTCGCACCCGACAAACGGGTTCCAGGTTAACTCCGTCCATTCGATTGTAGTCTTTCCCACGAAACTCCTCCGGTTGCTGGGAGTGAAAGTCCCTATTGTATGCTGCAACAGATGAAATGAGAAGATGGACCGCCCGGCGCGCGGCCGGGCGGTGCCAATGCTAGGCGGCCTGCTTGCCGATGAAGTGCTTGACGAACTCCGGGCTGGCCCGGAAGCTCTTGCCATCGGCGCCCTTCAGGATGATGCAATTCTTCCCGCGAGCGGTCATGCCGACGATCTTCATGCGACCTTGCCGCGGATGCTCGAACTCCCGATCCAGATCGCTGGCGCTCAGGCCGTAGAGCGCGGCGCAGGTGCGGAAGAACTTGCGGTCACGCTCCTGATGGATGGTGGCCCCGCCTGCCACGGTGAACTCCAGCTTCGTCACGCAGCTGGTCTCGCCGTAGGTGCCCCCGGCGTACTTGACCGACAGTCCCATTTCGCGGGCGAGGTCAGCCGCGACCTCGGCCATGCGGCGGCCGATCAGGTCCGCAGCTTGGCGGCTCATCTGCTCGATCTTCATCCTGGTCTCCGTTGCTGGGAGTGTGGTGCGGCCGATCTGGCGGCACCGGCAGGCCTCGGCCTCGACCGGGGACTGCCGGAGCATCCGAATCTTTTCGGTGGCGGCGGGCGGATTCAGCCGCCATATGGTCGGCTGTCCTGTTGCTGGGACGGTGCCGGCCGGGGAGCACTCCAACTCCCCGGCCGCACACACTGGGCCTACCAGAACAGGCAGATCACGATCAGCGGCCCGAGCAGGGCCACCACGATGGCCGTGGCGAGGGTCTGCATCAGGCAGCCTTCAAGGCCAGCTTGACCTTGGCTTCGGCCTCCATTTCGCGCATACGCCTGCCGCAGGCTGTAGATCCCATTCGGGATGCTGTGCACGTCCAGCTCGACGTTGCGGCCGGGGTGGTTGATCTGCTCGACGATGATCTCTGCCTTGAGCCACAAGGCCAGGCACCTGACCTTGTCGCCAAAGTCGACCGGCTCGTGCCGCTGGTAAGCGCGGCTGGCGCTTTCCAGGGTCTTCACCATCCGCTTGGCGCGAGCGATGTCGACATCGTAGGGCTGCCGGTAGGTGACCCAACCGACATCGACGATCTGGCCGTTCGTATCCGACGCGAAACAGTCGAGCTGCAGGCTCTCGAGATCGAGCTTCTCGTCGTAGGACGACACATAGCTGCGCAGGAAGCGCAGGCTGCGATCGTCGGCGTGCACGAGTATGGCCGGCCACGCGATCAGATGGTCGGTGCCGTAGCGGTTATCGCGACGAAACCCCACCGCGACGCGGTGTTTGTCGTTCGACATGCTATCCTCCGTTGCTGGGAGAGGTGCAGAGCGCACCATGAACGATCCGCGATCGCACCGCGGACCGTTCCAGCTGGGCTCTACTTCAAGGCGGAGCGGGCCTGAGGCCCGCCGAGGCCCGGATTCAGCGCGACCCGATCGGCTGCGGCCATGCCGGCCAAGGCGGCAGCGGCGTCGCTGACCCGCCCGGAGGTGCTCTTCTTCGACCGCAGCTTCAGGTCGAGGCTCTTGAAGCTCTCCTCGACGGCCTGCTGCTTGACCACGACCAGGGAGGTGCCCGTGGTAGCGGTCACCTCGGTGTCCCGCGCCCGCTTCATCGCCACAAGGCGGGCGCCGAGCTTCTTGCCCATGGCGTTCCTGAACGCCCAGGGGTTCACCTTCAGCCCGTGACGCTGCTGGTCGCGCTTCCAGGCCTCGTACTCGGTGTCGATGGCGGCCCGCATCAGGCCGACGAGGTACTGAGAGACGAGGACGTCCTGGTGCTCGCCGAACATCACCACGAACTTGCGGTTGTTGCGCGACGACAGCCAGACCTTGACCTCGCAGAAGGCCTCGACGCCGTACAGGGCGAACTGCACGGGGTGGATGAACGTCCCTGTCGCCAGGGTGAGGTCGAGCGAACCACGGATGTGATTCGCGTTGCGCACGACCTCTTCGGTGAGGGTCAGGTTGTAGTCCCTGAGCAGCTGGTCGACCTTGGCGGCCGCGGCCATGGCCTCGGCTTCGGTCGAACCGCGCTTCACCGTCTTGGCCTGGAGCGCGCGGATCTTGGCGATCAGCTTGTCGCGCTCTCGGTCGGTCAACTCCATGCTCTTTCTCCGTTGCTGGAAGCGGTGCCAAGCGCACCATCGGGTCGGCCGGGGATCGCACCCCCGGCCGCCCTAGCTGGGCTCGGACCTCAGTCGATCTTGACGTCGTCGAGCAGCTTGCCGGCGACGGCCTCCATGGCGAACCGATCATCCTGGTGGTGATTCAGCGCCTGGGCGTGCGCCGTGATTGCCTGGGCGAACTCCCAGACACTCGACGGGCGAGCACCCTCCTGCTTCTCGCCGGTCAGGATGATGTCCTTCGCGACCTTCTGGCTGAAGCCGAGGTCGACCAGGAACTCGACCTGCTTGTCCTCGGTCCGGGCGGCGATCAGGCCCTTGGCCGCCGCGACACCGCGGCTCAGCCGGGAGGCATCCAGGCTGGCGTAGGAGTCGAGCGAGGGCATGATCTCGTCGACGAAGCGCTCCGGGGCGGCGTTGTTGTGCCGGATCTCGATCTCCTTGAAGCCTTCCACGCCCCAGAGGATCCGATTGCAGCACACGCCCCGCAGGTACATCGTCGCGAGCCTGAACTTCCCGGCCCCCGTCTCCGAGTTGGAAACGATGAAGCCGCGAAACATCAGGTCCGGGTCGCCGTTCCTGAGCTTGCCCACCTCGATCGGGTGGGTGTCGTCGCACAGGAACATGAAGACGTCGCGGTCGGACGCGAACAGGGTCGTCGTGTCCTTCGTCACCGGCGTATGGGGATCGTAGCTGCCGTCGGCCCAATTGAGGCACCCAGGCACCTTCCAAGCCCCCGACTTCGCGATCCGCTGCACGTTCTGGACCACGTCCGCATCATAGATGCGGCCATAGGCCGGTCCCGTGAGCGCCCGCATCAGCCCGCCGCTGCCGAGGTTCTCGACGTACTCCATGGCCTGCCCGCCGGTCTGCATCGCCATGGTCTGCACGACCGCGGCGGCGAGATACACGGGCAGCTTGCGGAGCTCCTGGGCGCTGTAGCCCACGGTCGAGCACATCTGACCGAACGACCAGTTCGTGAAGGTCGCCGGCCCGTAGTCCGTATCCACCACGATCTCGTCGCGCTCGGAGTCGCCGTCGAACTGCAGCTTGGGCAGGTCGACGACGGTCTGGGCGCTGCGCTCGCGGCGGGTCAGGACGTGCTCGGCCAGGGAGTCCAGGGTCAGGAACTTCTCGTCGGCCGGACGCCTCGCCCACTGACTGGAGACCTCCGTGTTTGCCGATCCGCGGCGGGTGTCAACCTGCCGACGACCGACCTCGGGGGCATCCAGGGTGGCGATGTCTTGCGTCATCTGTCTCTCCATCCGTTGCTGGGAAGCGGTGCGAAGTGCACCACGAACCGTCCCGCGCGCGACTGGCACACGGGGCGGTTCTCCTGGTGAACTCCGGCTAGGCCGGGATCATGACGTTCAGGGCCACTTTCAGCCCCGGGCAGCCCGGGACGTCGACCGGGGAGGCCCCGCCGGTGCCGGCGAGCAGCCTGGTCTTGCCGGTGCTCGACAGCTTGGCGGCCTGCTGGGCCGGCTTCGACGTGTCGAACTCGAGCGTCACCTTGGTGCCGTTCGTCGTGATCTTCAGGTTCTGCATAGCTTCCTCCGTTGCTGGGAGCGGTGCGCTACAGGTGCACCATCGGGTCAGCCGCCCGCTGGTGAGCGGCACGGCTGCCCTAGCTGCATCTGCGCTAGGCGGCCCGACGACGGGCCTCCCGACGCTCGCGACGGCTCGGGGCCCTCTCGGGCGCCGCCGGCGCGGGCTGCTCGATCTCATCCACGACCTCCGAAGTGCCCTCGATCACGAGGCCATCCTCGACATCGCCCTGGATCTCGGTCGTCTCGACCGTGGGCGCCGGCAGCATCAGGATGGCACCGCCATCGGTCTGCTGCTGGGGCTCGCCCTCGCTCTCGCTCTCGACCTCGCCGGCGCCCGTGATCACCGCCTGGGCGGCTTCCAGGGCCTTCCGGCTCGCGTGGCTCGCGAAGATTCGCGCGACCTCAGCCATGATGGCATCGTCGCACGCCTGCAGACGCTGCAGGACCAGCTGCCGGTCGACCTCGATCTTGCCGGTGAGCTCGTCGCGCACGGGCTTCTTCGCGGCCTGCGACTGCTGGATCTCGGGGAAGCGCTGCACAAGATCGGCGATCTTCTTGTCGATCGTCGTGATCTTCAGCTGCGCCTCATCGCGATACCGCTTCTCGGTCGAGGTCAGGAGCGGCTCGACCTTGCTGCGGGTCGCCTTCAGCGCGCGCAGCGACAGCCGGGCCTCGCCCGCGGTCTCGATCGTCTTGATCTTCGCCATTTCAACTTCCTCCGTTGCTGGACGGTGCAAATGCACCATGAACCGCCCCGCGTCTCGCGCGGGACGGTTCCAGGTGAACTTGCTAGAAGAGCCGCCGGACAACCACCGCCGGATTGCTCCGGCGACGGTTGAGATACCGATGGGCTCGCTTGGCACTTGGCGTGTAGACCGTGCGGCTCTCGCCGGACGGCTTGGTGATCACGACCATCCACATGGCCGTTACACCGTGAACGCCAGATTGCCGTTCCAGAACTCGACCTCGCGCCTGAGCTGCTCGGTCGCCGCCTGATATTCCGAGGTGCGACGCTCGCGCAGCGTGGCTTGACCGGCCAACGTGAGCTGACCGCGTGCCCACCGCCTGGCGTAGTCGCCTTTGCGATGGAGCTGCTTGACGCGCACCTGGATCTTGGCGCCGTTCGACATGTTCTCTCTCCGTTGCTGGGAAGGGAGCGAAGCGCTCCCGCATGGCCCGACTTGGTCGAGACATGCGGGAACGCCCGCCGGACTAATGCCCGACGGACGCCCCGTAGTGTGCAACGTGAGAAAGCAACGGTTAGGAGCGCGCTTTTGCCCAATCTTGCATTGGGTGACTTGCGCTAGGAAACCATACGATTAGAACGATCAAAGGCCATCGCTTGTGTTTCGTACAATCTAGCCGATGCGATACTAGGTGCCGCGTTTCCTACTGGATTCAGAACTCGCTATCCCTAGCTGGGGATCGCCGGATCGCCGAAACGCCCGGGCGGGGAGGTGACCGGATGGCCGGATGGCCGGATGGTCGGACCTTGCCCATGGGAGTCGATGTTGCCCGCGCCAGCGGTTCCTAGGGGCAAGCCTAGGCCCGGGTAGTTCGCGGGCGGCCGGTTGGGTTCAAAGAGCGCCCCCGCCCCCGGAGGGGAGGGGAAGGGAGGGGAGCCCGATGGCTCCGCCCCGCCCCGAAGGGCAAGGGAAGGGTAGGCGCATGGGTTGAAAAATCCAGAAAAATCGGATGGCCAGGGCAGGAGCATATTCCCAGCCCGGATAGGAACGCCCGGACCGTGAACGAACGCGAACGGTCCGCCCGGAAGGGTGAGGGTAGGGCGGGCAGGCCGCCGGGCCCTGGTGAGGCCCTGAGGGGCCCTGGGCGCGATCGGGCCCTGAGGGTTGCCCTTTGGCGGGGAGGCCCCGGGGAGGGGAAAGGCCCAGGGGAGGCCCTGGGAGGCCCGTAGGGAGCCGAGGCCCTGGGGAGGGGATGAAGGGGAGGCCCTGGGAGCCGAGGCCCTGGGAAGCGCCCCCAGGCGCCCCAGGGGAGGCCCTGGGAGCCGAGCTGAGGGGAGGCCCTGGGAAGGGAGGGGAAGGGGAGCCGAGGCCCTGGGAGCCGAGGGGAGGCCCGCCCGGTCCGGCCTGGGGAGCCGAGGGGAGGGGAGCCGAGGGGAGCCGAGGGGAGCCGAGGCCCAGGCCCTGGGAGGAACCCCCAGGCGAGGCCCAGGCCCTGAGGCCCGCCGGATGGAAGGGGAAGGGGAGGCCCAGGCCCGCCCGAGCTCCCCAGGGGAGGCCCTGAGGCCCCGCCTTGCCGGACCGGACGGGGATAGGTGCGGACCTGAGGCCCTGAGGCCCTGGGAGGCCCTGAGGGGAGCCCTGGAAGGCCCTGGAAGGCCCTGAGGCCCAGCCCTGAGGGGAAGGGGAGGCCCTGGGCGCCTGGAAGGCCCTGAGGGGAGGCCCAGGCCCCGCCGGCGAGCCCTGAGGCCCGGTCAAGGTGCAAAAGGTGCGGGGAAAATGCACACCACGGCGAACGATCGGCGAACGCTGGGGAAAGTGGAGCGTTCCCCAGGCCGTGGCCCAGATAGGACGCTCGCCCCATGAACCGCGCGGGCAAACGGCCAGGATGCAAGAAAATCGGACGCTGCAGGCCCCGATTGCGGGCATAGGACGAGGCGTCAAAGCATGGACGGCTTGGACCCTTAATGGCGAACCCCTACACGAAGTTCACCTACGACCAGATCAAGCACGCGCTCGAGGTCAGCGGCGGGATCATGGCGGCTGCGGCCCGCTATCTCACGAAGACCTACAAGATCTCGATCACCCGCTCTGGCGTCGCCGAGTTCGTGAAGCGGCACCCGGAGCTGCGCGAGATCAGGGAAGAGGCGCGCGAGGAGCTGCTCGACCGGGCGGAAGAGAACCTGCGCTACCATCTGCTGCGGCGGAGCGAGAAGACGACCTTCTACGTGCTGAATCAGATCGGCGGCGCGCGCGGCTACGGGTTCACCCGGCTCGAGCACACGGGCGCCGGTGGCGGCCCGATCCTGCACGATACGGCCGAGGACCGCCCCGACTTCAGCCAGATGACGGACGAAGAGCTGCAGGACTTCCTTGCCCAACGCATGGCCCGCGCTTAGCCCGGCCCAGCCGACACTCTTCGACGACAAGGGCAGCCTCGACCGCGCGCTCTTGCGGGCGGAGATCGTCCGGCGGGCCGAGGTCTACTGGCTGGGCGGGGTCGACGCGGAGTTCCGCGCGTATTGCCTCGACCAGGCGCGCCGCGACGTCTGCTGGTTCTTCGACAACTTCGTCTGGACCCTGGATCCCAGGCTCAAAGCCTACATCCCGATGGTCATCTGGCCGCGGCAACGGGAATACCTGAAGTTCGTCGAGGAGCGGGTCGAAGCGGCCGAGGACTTCGCGGCCGAGAAGAGCCGCGACGTCGGTGTCACCTATCTCAACTGCGGGCTCGCCACCCAGAAGTGGCGGTTCGACGCCGGCTGGAAGACCAGCTTCTGCGCCAACAAGCTCGACCTCGTCGATCAGCGCGGCAACCCGGACAGCATCTTCGAGAAGATCCGCGGCATCATCGAGGGGATGCCGAAGTGGGCGCTGCCGCCTGGCTACCGAGCGAGCCGGCACGACCGCGAGGCCAAGATCATCAACCCGGCGTCGCGCAACATCATGACCGGCGAGGGTGGCGACAATGCCGGCCGCGGCGGCCGCTCGACCTTGTACGTGCTAGACGAGGCGGCGCACATCGATCGCGCCGACAGCGTCAACGCCGCGACCTCGGCCAACGCCCGGACCCGTGGCTGGACGTCGAGCGTCAACGGCAACGGCAACCTGTTCTACCGCCTGACCCACGACGGCGAGATCCCGGTCTTCCGGTTCCACTGGCGCGACGACCCGCGCAAGAACGATGAGTGGGCGGAGAAGACCCGGCGCAAGCTCGGGCCGGAGACCTTCGCGCAGGAGTTCGACCTCGATTACGGGGCCAGCATCACCGGCCTCGCCATCCCGTCGGCATGGATCGACGCGGCGCGCGAGCTCTACCGGCGGATGCCCGACGTGGTCGAGAACTACCGGGCCAAGAAGGGGATCGGCGGCTGGGACATCGGCGGCGGCAAGGCCGAGAGCGTCGTCATTGGCAAATGGGGACCAGTGATCGGGAAGCCCCATGCCCGGCGTGATCCGGACAGCGTCGACGTCGCGTTCTGGGCGCTGGACTATGCCCGCGAGAACCGGCTCGGGCTGCTCAACTACGACAGCGTCGGCCTCGGCTACGCCATGGGCAGCATCCTCGCCCGCGCTGCCACGCTCGACGTGCAGATCGAGGGCGTCAATGTCGGCGTGCCCCCGACGGCCCGCGTCTGGCCCGACGAACGCACGTCGCAGGAGAAATTCACCAACCTGAAGGCCGAACTCTGGGGCCGCGCCCGCGAGGCCTTCCAGCGCAGCTGGCTTCTTCTTCGGCATCTGCAGGGCGACCCCGAGGGTATCGACTACCCCGTCGACGAGGTGATCCTGCTGGCCGAGGACGACGACCTGGCGCGGCAGCTCAGCACCCCCAAGCGGTTCCGCAATGAGGCCGGGAAGATCATGATCGAGACCAAGGAGCAGCTCGCCAAGCGGGGCGTGAAGAGCCCCGACCGGGCCGAGGCCGCGATCCTGTCCTTCCACGACCAGGGCGACGGCCCGCTCTTCTATGTGGGTGTCGCCTGATGCGGCGCGGGCTGCGGCGCTTCGAGGTGCCCTACTGGTCGCGGAGCAGCGTGCTTGAGCGCAAGGCCTCAGCCGTTGGCCCGCTGATCTCGCAGTACGTCCTGGGCCAGCCACAGTTCACGCCGCGGCGCTACGACCGGCTGGCCGACGAAGCCTACGCCAAGAACGTCATCGCCTACCTGTGCGTCCGGCTGATCGCCGACGCCGTGGCGTCGCTGCGCTGGATGGCCTTCGCCGGCGACCAGGAGCTCGAGCAGCACGAGATCAAGAAGCTCTTGAAGCGCCAGAACCCGATGTGCACCGGCGCCAACTGGTGGGGCGAGCTGGTGGCCTATCATCTGCTGGCCGGCAACGCCTACATCGAGGACGTCGGGCCAGGGCCGGATCAGCCGCCCAAGGAGCTGTGGAACCTGCGCCCGGACCGGATGAAGATCATCCCCGGCCCGTTCGGGATGCCTCAGGCCTACCGCTACGAGGTCAACGGCCAGTCGCGCGACTTCCCGGTGGATCTGGTCACGGGAGCAATCGGGCTCCTGCACATCAAGACCTTCCACCCGCTGCACGACTGGTACGGCATGAGCCCGGTCGAGGCCGGCGCGCGCTACATCGACATGGACAACGCCGCCTCGGACCTGAACATCAGGACGCTGCAGAACGGCGCGGTGATGTCCGGCATGGCTGCCTTCAAGCAGCCCCTGAAGGACGACCAGATCGCCCAGGCCGAGGCCAAGATCCAGAGCCGGATCGGCGGCACCCAGAACGCCGGCAAGGTCCTGATCCTGGGCGGCGACTGGACCTATACCCGCATGTCGGACACGCTGGTCGACATGCAGTGGCTGGAGGGCATGGGCGAGAGTGCCCGCCGCATCTGTGCCGCGTGGAACGTGCCCCACATTTTGGTGGTCGCCGGCGAGTCGACCTACAACAACCGCGAGAACGCGCGGGTCGAGTTCTGGCTGCACACCGTGCTGCCCTATGTCGACCGGCTGCTGGGCGACCTCAATCCGTGGTTCCAGCGCCTCTACGGCGACGACGAGCTCGAGATCCGCTACGACCGGCAGGCGATCGACGCGCTCGAGCCCGTGCGTCGGGTGAAGCGCGAACAGGCTCGTGCCGACTTCCAGGCCGGGATCCTGACGCTCAACGAAACCCGCGGCGAGATCGACTATGGCGAGGTGCCCGACGGCGATCGCCTGCAGCCCATGGTCGCCAACGATCCGAACCAGGCCAACAACCAGCAGCAGCACGAGCTGGGCGAGGAGGCCAAGGACAAGGACTTCGGCCGCCAGGACGAGCTGGCGAACCGCAACCTCGAGCGCGACCTGAAGAAGGGCGAGACCGAGAGTGCGCGGCAGCGCATCGACGCCCGCACCCAGCGCGACTGGTCGGTGGAGGACAGCGACACTGCGCACCGGCGCGCGATCGAGCTGGAGGATCGGCGCGAGCGCAACACGGTCCGACGCAAGGACGAGGACGACGACCCCGAGGCCGAGGAGAAGGCCAAGGGCGGAAGCAACGGCGGCTGGCGCAAGGTCGGGCGCAACAGGGACGGCAAGTGGCGGCTGGGGGGCGGCTCCGGCGACAAGCCCGCTGCTGGCGGCGGCGACAAGAAGCCTGCGCCCAAGATCCCGACCAAGCCCACGGGCGGCCTCAGCCCGGCGCAGCGCGCCGCTGCCACGCGCCGTGCGAACGCCGAGGCCCGACTACAGGGCGCCGACCCGGCGAAGAAGCCCAGCACACCCGCGCCGAGCGACCAGAAGCCACTGACCGCGGCGCAGAAGGCTTGGCTGACCAGGAAGGCCAAGGCCGACGCCGCAGCAGCTTCGGCGGCCGAGAAGCCAGCTGCAACCACGCCCAAGCCCGCCGCGCCCGCCGCGCCGACCGCGCCGGCCAAGCCCGCTGCGCCGGCCGCGCCCGCCGCGCCGAAGCCGGTCACCGCAGCCGACAAGCCCGGCAAGCCCTTCAACCCCGAGGATCACTTCGAGGCCGGCAAATTCTCGCCCCAAGGCCGCCAGGCGGTGGCGGACGGGATTGCCGCGATACCCGAAAGCCACCGTCGTCTGCTAGACGAGCAGATCGGCGGCATCAACATCAAGGCGTGGGAAGGTGAGGTTGCCAAGCAGCTCCCCAACGCAGCCGGCATCTTCATCCCGCGCACCCCGGTGGGACAGATGAAGCTGTTCGAGATCGCCGTCACCGACATCAAGAAGGCCGATCGACAGGGGTTCGGGGCTGTCACGCCGGATCAGGTCAAGAAATACGCCGTCCATGAAATAGCTCACGCACTGGACCTGTCGATTGGCATGGTGAAGGGCGAGCGCAAGGATTGGTTTATCTCGACCGAAGCGGATCTTCGGAAGTATCACAAGAAGTACCGGAAGATGGGCGGCTGGGAAAACACCGGCTATCGCGAGCAGGCAAGCCTGTATGCCGCGACGAACCCCATGGAGACGTTCGCCGAAGTCTACGCCGGCCGGGTAACCGGCAGGATACACCGTTACATCGTCTACAATAAGGGCGCATTCGACCTGGATCAGACCACCAAGAACGAGCTAGATAATCGCCAGAGGCGCGAAATTCGGCAACATGCCGCGTACCTCAACGGCGCGTCGAAGATCGTGGACAAGATCCTGGCGGATTCCGAACTGGAGGCTCTGCCGTGAACATCATCCCCGTGTTCGACGGTGGCCCGCACCCGATCATCACGGTGACGCAGCTGTTCATGGCCGACGGGCAGCTGACGCGCGAGGAGGCCGTGGCGCAGCTCGGATTGGAGCCGGAAGCGCCCGACGGGTACTATCTCGATACCGGCGAGCTGCTGAGCCCGATCAAGGGCAACGCCAGCCCGCTCGAGCCCCCGGAGCTCAGTCAGCCGCCGAGCGCATGGGCGACCTACCTCGATGCCGCCGAGGGGCTCGACGAGGCCTGGACGAAGGTCGTCGATACCTACGTCGACGAGTACCAGAACCAGCTCTACGAGCTGGGCTTCGACGTCCCGTTCTTCGACGTCAGCGACGAGGACTTCGCCGCGGCCACGACGGGGGCGACCACGGAGACTGGCGCAGGCGACGAGGAGGGCGCGGACGGCAAGTCCGAGCCCCCTTTTCCTACTGAGGACGACGGGCTGGCGACGCCCGTCTTCGCCTGGCTGGAAGTGCAGGAGCCCGAGCGGCTCGCCGACTGGTGCCGCGAGGTCGGCATCATGCCCCTGGTGATCCCGGCCAAGCCCACGCTGCATCCGGCCTACCACCTGACCACGGTCTACGGCGGCACGGTGGGCGAGGGCGACCGTGAGCCGATCGACGATGTCGAGACCCTGGATCCCGCAACCTATCGCTGGGCGCGCCTGGGCGCCGACGGCCGGGCCCTGGCGCTGGTGGTCGAGAGCCAGCTTGCCCGCGCCTGCAACATGCGCGCCACCGAGGCCGGCGCGGTCCACGGCTTCCCGGCCTACCTGCCGCACATCACGGTGAGCTACGACCACGACGGTCCGGTGCCCGAGCGGCTGCCCGACTTCCCGATCACGGTCGGCCCCGAGGTGATCCTGGGCCCGGCCAAGACGACGAAGTCGACCTGGGGCGAGGAGCTCGAGCTGAAGGTCGACCCCGGCAACTATGAGGGCATCGGCGACGAAGTCCCCGACGAGGATCTGGCCGCCGCGGCCGCGGAATCGATCGAGGACATCATCCAGGACTTCGGCCGCCGGACCTATCGGGTGATCGACGTCGAGGCGTCCTTCACGGTCAAACGGCCGGCGGTGATGGACTTCCTCAAGAAGTTCGGCGCCGAGCGGATCAAGGAGCTGGTCGGCACGACCACGCGGCGCGAGCTGGCCGACGCCATGGCGAAGGTCACCAGCGACGGCCCGACCTTCCCCAAGCTGGTCAAGGCGATCCGCGGCGTCTTCGCTCGTGCGAAGGGCGTGCGCGCCGAGATCATCGCCCGCACCGAGACCACGCGCGCCGCCGGCTACGGCGCGCAGGCGGCGATCGCCCGCGGCAACGTCGAGCGCAAGATGTGGCTCAGCTCGCGCGACGCCTTCGTGCGCGACGCTCATTCGGCGCTGGACGGGCAGATCGTCGAGGCCGACAAGCCCTTCGTCTGGGAGGGCAATGAGGCCATGTACCCGGGGGACTTCGGCAAGCCCAAGCTCGACATAAACTGCCGCTGCCTCTCGATCCCGCTGCCGGACGAGAAGAGCGCGGCCGAGCTCGCCGACAAGGCCGCACGCGACACAGCCTGGAAGGCGGTCGAACAACGGCTGCGGCATCACGAGGAGATCCTGGCCGCGGCCCTGCGCGAGGGCTTCGCGCGACAGGAGCGGGCGGTCCTGGCGGCCCTGAGGCGGCGCCTGCCATGATCGTCGCCCTGGAGACCACGCCGGTGCTGAGCAGCCGCTACGGGAAGGTCCTGGGCCATCTGACCCTGCCCGCCGGCGAGCGTCGCGCGCTCCTCTTCAAGGGCGGTACCCGCGTGCCGGTCTGTTGGTACGACCGCGAGCGCAAGGCATGGGTGGCCGACCGCGACTTCCCGCTGACCAAGCTGCCGTGCTACGAGCCGCTGTGACCAAGCGATGGAGTTCACTCTGGCCGCGGTATCCCCGCGGCCTTTCTTTTTGACCCGCCACCTCGCGCGGCGTGGTACCCCCGCTGTGTGTCCCGGGGCTCCCCGCCCCCATGACACCGACTTGCGACTTGAGGCTTACTGCCCCGACTGTGAGGCCCGGCCCTGCCGCCGGGCCTCTTTCTTTTCCATCCGCCACCCCGCACCTGCTGCTATGCAATCACCGCTCCGGTGGGTTCCACCCTGTTCAACCCGACATGGGCGGACGCCGGCTCACCGGAGCATCCCGGTCAGGTAACGCACAGGTCCTGACCGGCGAGTTTCGCGGTTCCCTGCGCCGGGGGAGGGCGGGCCGGACATCCCTGGCGGAGGCCCGGCCCGGTCCCCGGGGCGGACCGCAGCGACCATACCCAAGCCGAGAGGGCGATCGGGTGTGAGGGGCGGTCGGCGGGTGCCTGAGGGGCTCGCCGGCCGCTGCCGCTTTCCAGCCGCGTCAATACCCCATCCGGCATCCCCGTCGAGACTTTCGGCAGACCCCGCGCGCAACCCTCCGTAAGGCTCGCCCCGGCCTATCAACCGGAGTGCGACCTTGGCCCTCGAGACCAAGTTCATCGACGCCGAGAGCTGCGAGCTGAAGTTCCGCGAGGGCGACGACGAGCCCGTGCGCGTGAGCGGCTATGCGTCGGTCTTCGGTGGCGAGCCGGACAGCTACAAGGACGTGATCGCCCCCGGCGCCTACAAGGCGGCGCTGGATCGCTACGCCGGCGCCAAGCGCCACATCCCGATGCGGCTGCAGCACGACAGCATCGTCATCGGCAAGTGGACCACCTTCCGCGAGGACGGCCGCGGCCTCTACGTCGAGGGTGAGCTGACCCCGGGCCATAGCGTCGCCAACGACGTGGCCGCCCTGCTGCGCCACGGCGCGATCGACGGGCTGAGCATTGGCTACAAGGCGCTGAAGGCCGATCGGGACGCCAAGGGCATCCGCACCCTGCGCGAGATCGACCTGCGCGAGGTCAGCATCGTCGACAACCCGGCCAATCCGGGCACGCGAGTTCTGTCGGTCAAGAAGGCCGACCAGATCGTCACTGCGCGCGACTTTGAAGCCTGGTTGCGCGAGGACGGGGGATTTTCCCGCCGGGAGGCGGAGACGATCTCGATCAAGGGTTTCAGCGCCCTGCTGCGGGCTCGGGATGAGCCGTCAGAGGGCAGCGGTACCGATGAACGTCGGGACGACGGGAAGGCGGTCGCGGGGTGGCTGGATCAGCTGAAGCGGATCCGGCCGGCGTGACCACCAATCCCGAAAGGACCGGCAAATGGCCGAGCTGGAGCAGGTCGCCGAAGAGGTGAAGCGCGAGATCGCGCGCATCGGCGACGACAACAAGAAGCTCTTCGATCAGGTCCAGAAGGACCTCCACGACGCCCGCCAGCTCGCCGAGGGCAAGGCCGGCGCCGACGAGGTCAAGGCCTACGCGACCTCCATGGCGGAGAAGTTCGCGGCCCTGGAGCAGAAGGTCCAGCAGAAGATGGACCTGATGGGGACTGCCCTCAACCGGATGGGGCGCAGCGCCGGCGTCGCCAACTTCGACATCCCGCGGCCCGAGAACGTCGAGGCGCTCGAGTTCAAGCGCGCCCGCATGTCCTTCGCCGGGACGCCCAACGACCAGCTGGAAGACATCACGGTCAGCGACGCGGAGATCGCGGAATACAAGGGCTATCGCCCGGCGTTCCGGCGCTACCTGCGCGCCAAGAACGAGAAGCTGCTCTCGGTCGAGGAAAGCAAGGCCCTGACCACGGGCTCGGACCCCGATGGCGGCTTCTTCGTCACCCCGGCGATGTCCTCGCGGATCATGGAGATCGTCCGCGAGAGCTCGCCCATGGCGCAGCTGGCCTACGTCGAGACCATCGGCACCGACCGGATCGAGATCCCCTACGACGAGGGCGAGGGCTCGGGCGGCTGGGTCGGCGAGGAGGAGGCCCGGACCGAGACCGGCACGCCGCAGGTCGGCTCGTTCATGATCCCGGCCGACGAGATCTACACTCACGTCAAGGCGACCCAGCGCGTGCTGGAGGACGCCAACGTGAACGTCGAAGAGTGGCTGGCGAAGAAGAACGCGGAGAAGTTCGCCCGCATCGAGGCCACCGCCTTCATCAGCGGCAACGGCGTCAAGAAGCCCCGGGGCATCCTGGGCTACACGATGACTGCGAGCCAGGGCTCGCGCACCAGCGGCGTGCAGTTCTACACGACCGGAGACGCCAATCTCCTGAAGCCGGACGCGATCAAGAAGCTGCCGCTGCTGGCGCTGAAGGAGCCCTACCACCCCAACGCCCGCTGGCTGATGAAGCGCGCCACCCTGGCCGCGATCTCGATCTTCCGCGACGACAGCGGCGCTTCGGCAGGAACCGGCCAGTATCTCTGGGTGCCCGGCTTCCGCGACAACTCGGTGCAGTCGCAGCTCTGCGGCTACCCGGTGTCCCTGGCCGACGACATGCCGGCGGTGGCGGCCGGCACCTACCCGATCGGGTTCGGCGACTGGCGCCAGTTCTACACCATCGTCCGGCGCCTCGGGATCACCACCCTGCGGGACCCGTACACCTCCAAGCCGTTCGTCACCTTCTACTCGCGGATGCGGGTGGGCGGCGGCGTCACGAACTTCGAGGCCGCGGTCTTCCTCAAGGTCAGCACCTGATCTGAGCCGAGCAGATAACCGGGCCCACAGGCCCGGTTATCGCCCGCCTCCCACACCAGCTTCGGAGTGCCCCGATGGCACAGATCAACGTTCACGAGCTCCACAACAGCCTGGACTATGCGGTCGGCCTGGCGCCCGTGGCCGCGGCCCAGACCGACAACACCGCGCTGGTCTCGGCGATCATCGATTCGCAGGACCTCGAGACCTTCGAGTTCGTCATCATGACGGGCACGCTGGCCGACGCGGATGCGACCTTCGCGGTGACCATGGATCACGGCGATGCGGCGAACCTCTCGGATGCGGCCGCGGCCCCGACCGAGTGCCTGATCGGCACCCTGGCCGCGGCCGGCTTCACCTTCGCGGCGGACAGCGCCATCCGGAAGATCGGCGTCGTGCCGCGCAAGGGGGCGGGCAAGCGCTACTGGCGCCTGACCGTCACGCCCTCGAACAACACCGGCGCGGCGCCGATCGTCATCCTGGTGGTGAAGAAGGGCTGGAACGTGCCGTTCACGCCGGTCGGCTGATCTTCGGCAGACCGTCAACAGGCGGCGTGGTGACAGGGGGCGGGCTTCGGTCCGCCCCTTCACATTGGAGACCACGACATGCGTGCCACCGCCTTGAAGGACTTCCCCTACAGCCGGGACGGCCTGACGATCCTGCACGCCCGTGAGGGCCAGGACTTCGACTGCCCGGATGCTCTGGTGCCCGGCCTGCTCGGCGCAGGCTACATCGCCGAGCCCGACGCGGCGGCGCCCAAGCCCCAGGACCCACCGAAGACCGACGAGGCGCCGAAGACCGACGAGGCGGCGGCGCCGACCGGCAGGCGCGGCCGCAAGCCGGCCGAGGACTGATGCGCACGCTCCTGGTGGCGGCGCTGCTGCTGGCAGCGCCTGCCGCCGCGGCGCCGCGCGAGGGCGGGCGCACCGGCGACTGCTGCAATCCCTCGGGGACGGTGAACCTCCTGCAGGGCGGCCTGACCCTGCAGGACCTGTTCATCCTGGCCGCGATCGACCGGAGCCTGCACGGCCGCAACAGCGACGAGGACCCGCCCAGCCCGCCCGCTGGCAGCGCGGACCGAGACGCTCGCGGCCGCATGAGCCCGACGGCCCAGGCCTCCCGAGATCAGGCGCAGCGACAGCGGGATGCACGGTGCGGCTGCAACAGCCTGGATGCCGGGCAGGCGGGCAAGGCGGGGTTCTGACCCATGGCGATCGTCTCCACCACCACCATGGCGAACCGGCGCAGCCTCACGACGGCGAAGCGCTACCGGGAAGTCATGCCGGCGACCAAGGCGCTGGACGTCAAGATCGAGACCATCATCGGTCAGTGCTCGGCGGCGATCGAACGCTATGTCGGGAGGATACTGGCGCGCGAGCGCGTCACCGAGAAGCTGCGCGAGGCCGCCGGCACCGTGCTGCTGGTGATGAGCCGCAGGCCGATCCAGACCGTGCACAGCCTGAAGATCGACGGGGTGACGCTCGAGGCCTCGAAGTGGTCCGTGGAGCATCCCGAGGCCGGCGTGATCCGGCTCCTGGCGGAGAGCAACTTCATCTGGGACGAATTGGCCGAGGTGGGCGCCGGCGGCGACTACGGCTACCGCAGCGGTCCGCAGCGCCTGTTCCAGGTCGAGATCGACTACACCGCCGGTTGGATCCCGCCTGGGAGCACCGACGGCGAGGCCAACCTGCCGGAAGAGATCGAGGCCGCCTGCCAGATGGCGGTCCGGGCGCAGCTGGAGCGACAGGAGCGACCGATCGGCGTCACCTCGGAACGGTTGGGCGATGCGTCCTGGAGCTACACGCCCGGCACCATGGGGCAGGGGCTGCTGCCCGACGAGCTCAAGCTGCTGCTCGATCCGTTCCGGACCGTGAGCTTCTGATGCCCATCATTTCCGATCGGATGCTGCCGCAGAGCGTCCGCGTCGAGCGGATCGTGCGGACCCCGAACGGACGCGGCGGTCACACCGAGACCAAGACGACCGTGGCGACGGCTTTGCGCTGCCGGATGACGGCGGCCTTCCTCACCCAGCTCGCCGACGTCGACGGCCAGCTGGTCAGCCAGCCGACCCGCTACGCCTACTTCGACCCCGACGCCGACCTGCGCCCCCAGGACATCCTGACCACGCCCGACGGCCGCGTGCTGATCGTGCAGGCCGGCGAGGTCCAGGCCGACGGGATCTACTTCAAGGCGAACCTGAACGAGGAGCAGCCGGCATGAGCGACGGGGAACAGAACCTGGATCGCGTGCTGAGCCCGAAGCTGATCGTCCGGGACTACGGCACCATGAAGCTGCACTACCACTGGTGCCCGGGCTGCGAGGTCATGCACTCGATCGCCGTGGAGCAGCCGTTCCGCAACGGCGCGCGCTGGACCTTCGACCGGAACGCCGAGAAGCCGACCTTCAGTCCGTCGATCAATGTCGGTCCCGGGACCAAGCTGCAGTGCCACTACTTCATCCGCGCCGGCCGGATCGAGTTCTGTGGTGACAGCCACCATGCCCTGGCCGGGCAGACGGTGGACCTACCAGACATTCCCGAGGAGGAGCTGCGTTGAGCCAGAACGTCCTCCTCGACGACCTGAACCTGAAGATCAAGCTGCGGCGGATCCTGATCGACGCTGCCCACAAGGGCGGAGCCGGGCTCGCCGGCCACCTGCAGATCAAGCTCAACGTCTCGGCCCGCGTCGGCACGCCGGCCTCCGAGCGCGCGCGCAAGGCCCAGGCGAAGAAGCGCCGGCGACGCGCGGCGCGCTTCCTCTACCAAGCGTCCAAGCCGGGCGAGCCGCCCAGGAAGCGCACCGGCACGCTGCAGAAGTCGGTAGGTCACGAGGTCTTCTACGACCTGCGCTACGACCAGGTGACCGTGCGCGCCGGCACGAATGTCCCCTATGGCCGCTTCCTCGAGTACGGCACGCGCAAGATGGCGGCGCGGCCCTGGCTGCGGCCGGGGATGGTCGAGTACCTGCCGCGGTTCCGCGGCGTCGTCATGGGCGAGATCCGCCGGCAGCTGCGGGGAGGGATGTGATGGCGGTCGGCCTGGGCAAGGCGATCCGCGACCTGCTCCTGCAGGACGAGCCGTTCTGCGCCTACCTCTCGACCTACATGGGCGAGAAGGCGATCTTCACCGCCGACCGGGTGCCGCCCGACGCCAACATGCCGTTCCTGATGCTGGGCCCGCCGGTCACCGACGAGCCCGACCGGATCATGGATGGCGAGAGCGGCCGGCGCACCGTGACGAAGGACCTGAAGCTCTACTTCCCGGGGAACGCCGACGAAGGCCCGCTGGAGGAAGCGGCCGAGCGCCTGCGCAACATCCTGGCCGACCGCAGCCTGACCGTGCCGGGCTTCAGCCGCGCTCGGATCGCCATTGTCAACGGGCCGATCGGGCTTTCGGCAGACACCGACGCCGACGGCCGCCTAGTCAGCATCCGGGTTCACCTGACGCGCTGAAGAGGCGACATGGCAACGCTTTCGGTCCAGACCCTCACGGGCAAGGGGAAGGTGATCCCTTCCTTCGCGAACGCTGCCGGCGGCGGCGACGTGGCTCCGAACGCCGGTGGCGGCATCACCATCGTCGTCCGTAACGGGGATGCTTCCGCCAAGACGGTCACCTTCAAGAGCTTCGCCGAGACCGCGCTCGAGGGCACCGCCGTCGCGGACAAGGCGTTCTCGATCCCGGCCGGCGGCTTGCTGATCTTCGGCCCGCTCGACGTCAAGCCCTGGAACAACGGCTCCAACCAGGTCGAGATCACCTACTCGGCCGTGACCTCGGTCACCGTCGCCGTCATCAAGGGGGCCTGATCCGATGCCGGTCACTCCCATCGACAGCCAGGGAACGCAGCTGTTCTGCGACGGCCTCAAGGTGATCGGCGTCAAGGCGGTGACCGGCCTCGGGTCCGGATCCTCCACCGTGCGCGACCGATCCACGCTGGACGACAGCAAGTTCAAGCGGATCGGCGTCGGCTTGCGTGATTCCGGCACGGCCTCGGTGCCGCTCCTGATCGACACGACCGATGCGGGGCAGCGCCGGCTCTACAAGTACTACAAGGACGGCACCCGCGGTTACTTCCAGGTGGTGCTGCCGAACGGCTCGCAGCGTGACTTCTACGCCTACGTCCAGACCTTCCCGGAGGACTTCGGCACGGATGCCGACGCCATGGCGACGGTGACCCTGCTGGTCGACGGCGAGATCGGCGGCTTCCCGGATCCGAGCTGAGGACTGACCCTTGCTGAAATCGGAACCGGTACCGGTCTCGATCGGCGGCCACGACCTGCTGCTGCGCTATCCCGCCAAGGTGCTGGCGGACCTGCAGCGGCTGCTCGAGGTCCGGACGCTGCTCGACGTTCTGGCGCGGATCGAGGCCCTGCAGCCCAACGTCGGCGAAGAGGGTGTGGACGCCCAGCTGCTGGCCTTCAGCATGGACGATCTGATCCTGGTCCTGTGGGCCGGGATCGGCCCCGCGGGTGGGCATGAGGTCTATCGGTCGCCCAACGCCATGGGCCTCGAGATCGACGTCCACATGGTGCCCGACCTCCTGATGCGCCTGCAGCTCGCGGTGGCCCGGCAGATGGTCCCGCCACAGGAGGCCGCGGACAACCCCGACCCCCCTCCGCAGGCGGTGGCGGCGCCCTCACCCTAGAGGGCTGGATCGAGACCGCCGTCGGCGTCCTCGGCCTCGACCTCGCCGCCGCCTGGGACCTGACCCTCTCCGACTATCGGCTGCTTTGCCGGGCTCATCGCCGCAGGGTCCGCGACGACCATGCGCGCGACCTCCGGATGGCCTGGATGACGGCGAACCTGACCCGCAACCCGATCAGCCACGACGAGGTCGAGCGCCTGATCGCCGGCATGGGCGGGACGGCGGCCATGGAGGAACAGAACCGCCTCAACCGGAACGGCTTCATCCTGGCCGAGTTCGACGACGCCTACCGGGCGGACAAGGCCGCCGAGCTGGCGGCCGCGGCGACAGCCAAGGAGCCGGCCGATGGCGGGTGAGAAGGTCGGCGAAGCCTATGTCGAGCTCCACTACAAGCTCGACCAGCTGGCCCGGGATCTCCGGGTAGCGAAGGCCGCGGTCGAGAACCAGGTCGGGCAGCTCAACGACACGGTCAAGGGCAAGACCGACGGCATGTTCGTCGGGGTCAGCAACCAGATCGAGCGGCTGACCGGCCAGATCACCACCCTGCGCAACCTCGCCGTGGTCGGCTTCGCCACCGCGATGATCAGCTCGCTGTACGGCATCGCCCAGCAGGTGGCGACGGTCGGCAACGAAGTGCAGCTGATGCGGGGGCGGCTCGACAACGCCCTCGGCAAGGGAACCTTCGAGGACGTCGTTGACCTCGCCAACCGCCTGGGGATCGAGATCACCACGGCGGCCGACGCTACCTCCCGCTTCGGCATGGCCGCGCAGGACATCGGCCTCACCAAGGCCGAAACGATCAAGCTGGTGGAGGTCGTCACCCAGCTCGGCCGCGTGGGCAACTCGAGCGCCCAGGAAATGTCGTCGGGCATGTTCCAGCTGGCGCAGGCCCTGGCCTCCGGCCGGCTCAGCGGCGACGAGCTGCGCAGCGTCCTGGAGCAGATGCCCGAGGTCGCCCGAGCCATCGCCCGCGAGTTGGGCGTGGGTATCGGCGAGCTGCGCAAGATGGGCAGCGAGGGCAAGCTCACCGCCGATGTGGTCGCCAACGCGCTGCTGGGTGCGGCGGACGAGGCCGCTGCCCGGTTCGCGCAGCTGCCCGAGAGCATCGAGCAGAGCCAGGCCCGCTGGAACAACGCCGTCAAGATGCTGATGGCGGGGCTCGACCAGACCCTGCGGACGAGCGCGTTCTTCAAGTGGTGGAACAATTTCAAGACCGGCCTCGCCGAGGGGTTGGCCGTCGACTACGGCGGGGCCGACACCGAGACCACGATCTCGGTCCTGGAGAAGCGGCTGGCCGGCCTCCGCAGCGGCAATCTGCTGGGCGAGAACAACCGGCTCATCGCCGAGGTCGAGGGGCAGCTGGAAGACCTGCGCCGCCTCGATCGGGAAATGCGGCAGCTGCAGGACAGCGACGCCCCGGCGGCGCCCAAGGCGAAGGGCCCGCTCTCCTGGTCGCTCTATCCCGAGCGGACGGTCGAGGACGAGAAGGCGGCCCGCGACTACCGCGAGGACGCCAAGCAAATCGCCAAGGATCGCGAGCAAGCCGCGAGCGAGGCCGAGGCCAAGCGCAAGCGCGAAATCGCCGAACAGAAGCGCCTCAACGCCGAGGAGGAACGCGAACAGGCGCGCGCGGCGGCCGAGAAGAAGCGTCAGCTCGACCTGGTGACCCGGCAGATCAACGACGCGGCCGATGCCCGCTGGGCGGCGCAGCAGACCCTCGCCAACCAGCGCCGCGATGCGACCCTGGAGGCGCTCGCCGAAGAGGAGAAGCGCTGGAAGGAAAGCGACCCGCTCGGGTACTACCAGAAGACCGGCGATACCGAGTTCGCGCCCCTCTACGACCCGAAGACGGGCGCGATCGACGCCATGCGCGAGCTGGGCCAGGAGGCGGCACAGCTTGGCCGGATGACCGGCGACTTCGTCAAGCAGGGTGCCGACACCGCCGCCCAGGCCCTGACCCAGATGGCGCTCACGGGCAAGCTGGCGGTCGACGATCTGCTCGAGAGCTTGGCCGAGCTCGCCCTCAACCAGGCCTTCCGGTGGGCGATCGGCTCCATGCTGGGCGCCGCCGGCAACTACTTTGCCGGCGGCGCCGCGGCCGGCGGCGGCGGGCAGGCGGCGGCAGCCGGCTTCGCCCGTGGCGGCGTCTTCAACCGCGGTGAAGTGGTGCCCCTAGCCCGCGGCGGGATCGTCTCGGCCGCCACCATCGTCCCGCTGGCGCGCGGTGCTGCGCTGATGGGCGAGGCCGGGCCTGAGGCCGTGATGCCGCTCGCCCGCGACGGTCAGGGCCGCCTGGGCGTCCGCGCCGGTGGTGGCGGCGGGACCGTGGTCAACGTCATCGACCAGCGGGGCGCCGGCGCGCCGCCGGTGGAGACCCAGCGCAGCACCGGCGCCGGCGGCATGGAGCAGATCACCATGATCATCCGCGCCGAGGTCAACCGCACTATCGGCTCCGGCGGCGCCAACAAGGCCATGGAACAGGCCTTCAACCTCAAGCCTAGGACCCGCCGCTGATGCCCAGCTGGCCCGCTGAGCTGCCCAGGACCCCTCTGATGGAGGGGATGACCTACACCGAGCCCAGCAACCTGCGGCACACGCCGACCGAGCAGGGACCGGGCAAGGTCCGGCGCAACACCACCTCCAACTACATCCCGGTGACCTGCACCTACGAGTTCACCACGGCGCAGCTCAACGTCTTCCGCACCTTCCTGGCGGTCGACCTGGTGTCCGGTGCGGTAGAGTTCGACTGGTGGCACCCGATCGACAAGGTGCCCTGCGCGGCGCGCATCGACCCTGAGCGGATGCCCGTCTACACCCGGGTCTCCGGCGACGATTGGCGTGCGCAGCTGTCGCTCTGGATCGTCCCGTGAGGTCGCTCAACGCGGCCCTGCAGGCGGCGATCATGGCCGAGAACACGTCGGCCTGTCCGCTGATCCTGCTCACGATCACCCATCCCAGCCTGGGCGAGCCGATCCGGCTGGTGAACAACAACCTGAGCCTGTCCGGAGCCACCAACATCGTGCGCGGCGCCGACACCTACGTCGCCTTCCCCTTCGAGCTCGAGCTGCCCAGCGACCTGGATGCGGACATTCCGCGGGCGCGGCTGAAGGTCACCAACGTCAGCCGCGAGGTCGCGGCGCTCGCGCGCGTCGCCGGCGAGGCGCCCAAGGTCATGATCGAGGTCATCGAAGGCCAGGACCCGTCGCTGCCCGGCGTCTTCTTCGGTCCGCTCCAGTTCGCCGAGCCGCTGATCACCGACATGGAGATCAGCACCGAGCTGGTGACCGAGCACACGGCCTTCCTGACCGCGGTCTACCCGCGCTTCGACGCCGCGCACTTCCCCGCGCTGCACCGGGCCGCGGCATAGGTCAGGAATAATTCCGGTCATATTTGGCAGCCTTCATGGTCGTTGACCCCACCCCCTACATCGGCCTGCCGTACCGCCTGGGCGGCCGCGCGCGCCCCGCGGTCGACTGCTGGGGCCTAGTCCGTTTGGTCTATGCCGAGCAGCTGGGGGTCGAGCTCGACGAGCACGGCGGAACCCAGGCGGTCGCCCGCCAGATCGTGGCCGAAACCCGGGCCTGGATCACCGTCGACGAGGCCGACATGCGCGCCGGCGACGTCGTGCTGCTGCGGAGGATCGGCAGACCCTTTCACGTCGGGGTGGTCATAGACGGCCGGTTGCTCCTGCATACCGACGAGGGCCACGATGCCGTCCTGCAGCCCATCGACCGGATCCACGGCAGGCGGACCGTCTACCGGCATCCCGCTCTGGCTGAGCCACCGACCGCACCCGTTCAGTCTTGAGACGAACCGGATCGAGCTGCCGTCCGGCCTGACCCTCTACGAGATCCTGGAGGTCGCCCAGCCCGACCCGGCCGCGCGCGAGCTGCTGGCGGTGCGGATCGCCGGCCATGACGTGCCGCGCGAGAACTGGCGCCGGGTCCGGCCCAAGCCCGGGATGCTGATCGAGGCCGTGGCGCTGCCCGCCGGCGGCGGCAACACGCTGCGGACCGTGCTCATGATCGCCATCGTCGCCGCGGCCATGGCGACGGGCGCCTGGATCGCCGGCCCGACCGTGCTGGCCCTGGAGGGCGCTGCCTTCACCTTCGCCTCGGCCGGCATTGGCGGCGCCCTGACCCTGGGCGGGATGCTGGCCCTCAACGCGCTGATCCCCCCGCCCAAGGAGCAGATGAACAACTCGACCGAGGAGAGCCAGACCTACGGGATCGAGGGCGCCCAGAACGCGCCCAGGCTCAATGCTCCGGTGCCGGTCGTGCTGGGCACCCACAAGGTCGTGCCGGCCCTGGCGGCCCCGTGGCTCACCGTGCTCGACGGCGACGACGAGTACCTGTTCGGGCTGGTGTGCTGGTGCATCGGCCCGGCGAGCGTGGAGGCGCTCCAGATCGGCGACACGCCGATCGAGGAGTTCCAGGGCGTCCAGCTCGAGCACTATTTCGGCGACCAGGAGACCAACCCGACCTTCAGCCTCTACCCGTCCTCGGTGACCACGACCCCGATCGGCGTGCTGCTCGAGAGTGGGCAGCGCGAGGTCCGGCGCACCGACACCGACACCGACTATGTCGTGCTCGAGTTCCAGTTCCGCGAGGGCTGCATCAAGTACGGCGAGAAGACCGGCGATCCCCTCGGGGTCGAGGTCGAGCTGCGCTTCCGGTATCGGCTGGTTGGCGACGGCGCGTGGTCGACCGAGACCATCACCACCGTCGCCGGCAAGCAGGCCTCGCCCAAGCGTACCTCCCGCCGGATCAGCTTCCCGGCCCGCGGCCAGTACGAGCTCGAGGTCCGGCGGGTGACGTCGGACAGCACCGACAGCACCAGGCTGGACAAGGTCACCTGGGAGAACATCAAGAGCTTCAACGGCGATTCCCCGGTCCGCAACGCTCAGGCCTTCGTCCTGACCGCCTTGCGGATCAAGGCCTCCAACCAGCTCTCCGGCGTGATCCGGGACCTCTCGGGCATCGTGCGCAGCTACGGCGCGCAGTGGAACGGCAGCGCCTGGGTCTATGGGGCCACCAACCAGCCCGCGGCGCTGTTCCGCCGGCTGCTGCAGGGCCGCTCGGTGAAGAAGCCCGTCGCCGACGGCGAGATCGACCTACCGCAGCTCCAGTATTGGGCCGAGCGCACGTCCCCACGCGGCGAGTTCTGCAACTTCGTCGCCGACAGGGACATGTCGATCTGGGACCTGCTGGTCATCATCTGCGGCACCGGCCGGGCAACCCCGAGCCGCGCCGACGGAAAATGGTCCGTCGTGATCGACGAGCCCAAGCCCTTCTTCAGCCAGATGTTCACCCCGCGGAACTACCGCGAGCTGCAGGTCCGCCGGATCTTCACCGTGGAGCCGCACGGCCTGCGCATGACCTTCGTGGACGAGGCCAACGGTTTCTCGACCCAGACCCGCGAGGTCTACCACGACGGCTACGGGCCCGAGAACGCCACGCTGTTCGAGGAAGGCGAGTGCCCCGGCGTGACCAACGCCGACGCCGTGTGGCGCCTCGGCCGGTGGCGGCTGGCCGAGGGCCGGCTGCGGCCGGAGACCATGACCTTCATCACCGACTTCGAGCACCTGGTCTCGCGCCGCGGCGACAAGGTGGGGATCCAGTCGACGTCGACCCTGTGGGGGCGCAGCTCCGGCCGGATCAGGAGCGTGATCCTGGACGAGGCCGGCCTCATGGCCGCGCTGACCTTGGACGAGGCCGTCGTCTTCGACATGGTCGGCGACTTCGTGATCCGGATCAGGTTGCGCAACAACTCCCAGATCGTGCTCGACATCACCGAGCCGGTCGGGGAGACGAAGCTCGTCTACCTGACCACGCCCGTGGTCAACGACTTCGTCGTGGCGCCCGGCGATCTCTACGTGATCGGCATTGCCGGCAAGGAGGTGCAGGCCGCGCTGATCCGCGCGATCGAGCCCATGGGCGACCTCGAGGCCCGGATCACCTGCGTACCCTACGACGAGGGGGTCTACACCGCGGACACCGCGCTGATCCCGCCGTGGGATCCGAACATCACGCCGCTGGCCGGCCAGGAGGCGCCGATCATCCGGGCCGTGACCTCGGGCGATGCCGCGGCGATCCGGCACCCTGACGGGAGCCTGGAGATCCGCGCGCTGGTCCTGCTCTGGGACGACGGGACCCGGCCGCTCGCGACCCTTGCGGGGATCGACATCGCGTGGAAGCCCCTGAACGACGACAGCCCGTTCGTGATCATCCAGGCGCCCCCCGAGGCCACCACCGTCGTCCTGACCTCCGTCCCGTTCGACCAGACCATCCGGGTCAACGCACGCTACCGCTACAGCACGGGGCGCCTGGGCCGCTGGGGCTCCGAGGTGCAGCCCTTCATCGTCGGGCCGCGCCTGCCCCCCGCGGACGTCAAGGGCGTGATCCTGGACGGCCTGTGGCTGCGCTGGATCTTCGCCGCCGGACCCGACCACCAGGGCTTCAAGATCCGGTGGGCGAGCGCGCCCGGGCAAGCCTGGGAGGACTGCGAGGACGTCACGGACCAGCTCGTGACCGACACGAGCCTGCCGGCCGCCGCGATCCCGGCCAATGCCCAGCAGGTCCTGATCAAGGCGGTGACGATCCACGGGACCGAATCGGTCTCGGCCGCGCGCCTGACCGTCACCCCGACCACGACGGCCCAGCGGGTGCCCCTTGGGGTCGACAGCATCCGGGACCGCGGCTGGCCGGGCCTCCTGACCAACGCGGAGGTGATCGCCGGGGAGGTCCTGGGCACCGACGGCTCGCTGTTCCTCGACGGCAAGGGCCGCTTCCTGACCCCTGTGGAGTCGCCCTGGCTCGCCGGCGTCTGGTCCGAGGTGACCTACATCGTCAACGTCGTGACCCCCACGACGCTGCTCAAGACCGACCGGCTGTTCCTCCAGTGGGACATCGATGGCGACTACAAGATCGCCTACCGGTGGGGCACCGCGGACCTGACCTTCGTGAGCTTCGAGTCCCCGCTGCCCGACGACTTCCTGGCCGGCAGCTTCGATCTGCCGCTCGGCGCCGACTACGACCCCGAGGTGCTTCTGGTCTGGCGCGCCTGGCGCCAGGGCATTCCGGCCTTGGCGGGCGAGCCCCTGCAGCTGCGCGTCATCATCGCGGGCGGCGGCGTCGATCGGCCGGCGATCCGGGGGCTCCAGCTGGTCTTCGACGGCGAGGAGATCGAGGAGACTTTCACCAACGTGAACGTGCCGGCCGCCGGGATCTTGCTCGATCTGGAGCGCAGCTACCGGGTGGTGAGCCACGTTCTCGGCAGCGTCCGCGCGGGATCGGCGGCAAGGACCTTCGTCGTCGACGCAGCGACGCCGACGCGGGTCAAGGTGCGGCTGCTCGATGCCGCGGGGACCAGCGTCCCGGGCGTCGCCGACTTCCGCGTTGGAGGCGGTTAGCAGATGCGGGAAGTCCTGCCCGAGGGCGTGACCTGGACCGAGGCGCCGCGCAGCCCCGCGCTGGGCGTGGCGTATTCGATCTGGGACGCGCTCTACAACATGGCGCTCGCGGAGCATGCCCAGCCCGAGGGCGTGGTGATCGCCGAGGGCGTTGCGTCGCTCACGAAGATGATGTCCCGGCTCCTGCCGCAGGGCGGCGCCTCGACCGACGATCTGGTCCGGCTCGACCTCACGTCGGTCGCCCAGGGGCGGATCGTCTGGCTGTCGTGTCCCGAGACCGGGCAGACCGTGACGGTCAAGAACGCGGCCAGCGTCACGAACGACGGCGAGATCGTCCTGCGGGGCGGCGCCGACGTGGTCCTGGAGAACCCCTACGAGTGGCTGATTCTTCAGCGGGTCGAGGATCGGTTCTTCGAGCTCCAACCCCTGGCGGCAGGCCGTCTCACGGAGCTCCACGCCGACCTGAACATGCGGGGGTTCAATGTCTCGGGCGGCCGCCGGAAGGTCGATCGCCATAGCGACAGCGCCCGGACCCTGGGGATCGCCCATCGGGGCACCAAGCAGGTCAATCAGGTCTCCTGCGTCTACACGCTCCCGATGGCCCAGCCGGCCTCGGGCGATCAGTGGCAGGAAGGCGACACGATCGAGTTCCGCCAGGAGGCCGCGTCCTGCAGCTTCCGGACCAGCGTCGGCTCGGTCCCGCGGAACATCGACAACCACGACCGCGGCCGCGGCGTCGGCGCCTACATGATCGCCGAGCTCACGAAGGTGAGCCCGACGTTCCAGTGGACCCTGGCCGGCCAGACCCAGGCCTCCGGCGGCGGCGGCGGCTCGATCGAACGGACCTTCGTGACGGCCAAGAGTGCCGCGACGATCAACACCGATGCCGGGGTCACGACGTACAAGAACGCGCTGTCGCTGGTGCACACTCCGCCGGACGGCTCGACCTGGATCTACTTTGCCCACTGCGGCTTCAAGAGCTCGAACAGCCAGAACAACACCGGGGCGGAGATCCGTTTCCAGCGTGCCGCGGACAGCAAGGGTCCGCTGGTCGGGTGCGCGCGCTACTCGGCCAATCAGCTCGCCATGCTGATGATGCACGGCGCCAGCTACGGCTCGAGCCCCGGTTCGCAGTCGCTGAATCTGGACTTCCACGTCGGGAACAGCCTCTATTCGGCTTCCGTCTTTGCGCCCGAGCTGATCGGCCTGAAGCTGGAGACCGGCGAGTTCCTGAGCGTCGCCGATGGCTCGGTGAACAACGTCACCTCGACGTCCTACACCGACCTTCTGACCATGACCCAGACCTTCGCGGCCGAGGAATACATCTTCCTCGCCTGGGCCCAGGTGGCGGCGGCCGACATCCCGGGTGCGACCCTGGCGCTGGAGATCGACGGCGTGCTCCACCAGGAGCGCGTCATGGGCAAGCACACGGCCCTGACAGGCTACTACAGCGCGATCGTCCCGAAGTCGGTCGCGTCCGGGTCGCGCTCGATCAAGATCAAGGCGAAGTCCAACGGCGCCTTCAACTGCTCGATCACGTCCATGGGGATCGTGGCGCTCAAGAAGAGCCTGTTCCAGGACACCATGACCGCGAACAGCACCGGCGAGGTCACCAGCACTTCGACGGCGTATGCGGATTTCGTCACTGGCTCCAAGGCGCTGCTCTCGGGCTGGAACTACCTCGTGCTCGGCGACCTGGACACTGCGCTCGACGGCGAGGGCGTGTCGCCGGCCTGCCTCGCGCAGCTGACCCGCAACGGCAGCCGCATCGGCCAGGAGTACCGCGAGGTGCCCCGAACCGCGACCCAGCACACGCCGGTCGCGGCCGGCTTCGGCGCGATCGTCCAGAAGCTCCTCGAAACCGACAGCTTCGCGGTCCAGTACCGATCCGCCCAGGCCACCAACACGATCACCTGCGAAGAGGGCTCGGTGGTCCTGCTTTCCCTGAAGCCGGCGGCCTGATCGATGTTCACCCCGATCGCTGCCATCGTGGGTGCGGCCGGGACGCCCGGGACGCCCCCGACCCCGGAGCTGATCTGCGTCGGCGAGACGATCCGGATCCGGAGCACGGACCCGAGCTCGGTCACGTTCAACCCGGTCGTGAACGACATCACGAACGATGGCGCCGAGGTCAGCCTGATCGACCTCGACCCACTCCCGGCCGCGCGGGGCACGATCGGCCGGGTCGGGAATGCCGTGACCTACTCGCGGGCGCCGGGCTTCGCCGACACGTTCTCGTTCAACTACCGGGCCCGGTCCGAGACTGGCGCCCTGGGCGAGGGCACCATCACGGTCATCGTCGAGGGTACGACGACGGTCGCGTTCGTGCGCGGGGTGGCCGATACCCTGGACATCGAGCTCGCCGAGACCACCAAGGACTTCGACATCTTGGCGAACGATGAGGCGAGCGGCCCGCTCGAGATCGCGGCGGGCAGCATCGTGCAGCCGACCGGCGGCCCGACGCTCTCGATAGTCGGCGGCAAGCTCCGGGTCACGCGCGGCACCGCGGGGCTCGCGACCTATAGCGGCGGGTCTTACCGGCCGCGGCTCGTCGACGGCTCGATTCTCGGCGACGCGGTCCCGCTCACCGTCCGCGTGGTCTCCGCGAGCGTCACGGCGCCGGACTTCACGGTCGTGGTGCCGATCGACGCGCCGCAGCCGTTCGTGATCGACGCCCTGGCGCGCTGCACCGGCACCACGGCTTTGGAGCTGTCCCCGGCCGGCCTGACCCCGCCGACCGGCGCCTCGGACACCGCCGCGATTGTGGCCGGCAAGATCAACTACACCCGGTCGACCACGGCGGCCGGCGTCTACACGATGACCTACAAGGCGCGCCTGATCGCGAACCCCGCGATCGAGGACGTCGGCACGATCACGATCCGGGTCGCGGAGAAGTGGTGGCTCGGCCGGGCGCTGCGGGGCAACCGCTCCTGGGCGGCCGGCATCGGGGGCATGGGGGCCAGGAGCGCCGATTGGGTCCGGGACATCGGCCAGTGGGCCGCCTACTCGGCGCCGATCTCCCGCCCGGGTGTCTCCGACCTGACCTGGGAGGGCATCTGGGGCGGGCTCGATACCGAAGCCCCGAGCGCGGTCACGATCCAGCCGAATTCCCAGCCGGACTTCTTCGCCGGCGAGCTCGGCGAGGCCGCGCGCGGGATCACGCCCGAAAGCGCCTTCCTGTTCGCGCACTGCGAGCTGTTCCCCGCGGCGTTCGCGAACACCGGTGGGGCGACCGACGTCCGGATCTGGGACCTGATCGACGGCGGCACCCTGGACGCCGGCTATGTGCGCATGGGCGCCCGGCTCAAGAAGGCCTACCGGTCGCTTGGCTGGTGGGACGACGATCTGTTCGTCCTGGTGCTCCCGGTCGCAAACTCGACCTCGTCGCCGATCTGCCGCGTCTACACCGCGACGGCCACGCGCTATCAGACGGCGCTGCAGCGCGTGATCGCCAAGCTCCGGGAAGGCTGGGGCGGCCGGCTCCGGATCGCGCAGCAGATGGACCGGCAGTCCCGCCCGGCCGCGATCACCTCGTGGGTCCCGAAGAACGCCGCCGGCGGCGTCGACATGATCGGGATGCGGTTCCGGCCCAACAGCCTGGTCACGAGCCAGGCGACCTACGATCAGTTCCTCCGCAAGTGGGACACGGCGAGCTACGGGATGCTCGACGACGTCATCCCCGCCGCGGAGACCCTGGCGGTCCCGCTCGTGGCTCTCGATTGGGCGCCGGTGGCGGTCACCGGCGTGCATGGCTCGCCCTGCCCGGCGGCCGACATCGCGGTCGAGCAGTGGTCGAAACTGCTCCGCGCGCAGGCCCGGGCCAAGAACCTCGTAGCCGAGGCCATGTCAGGGGGCGAACTGCTCAGCGCCACGGCCTATGGGGGCACGGACACTGCCGGCTCCGCCGCCTGGGGCCGGGCCGTCACGGACATCAAGGGCCTGTGGAAGGGTGCGCCGCTCTCGCCCATCCCGAGCCTCACGGTGGCCGACACGGCGGTGACCCTCTCGGGCGACAGCGTCGACGTGAACGTGCTCGCATCGGCGACGCCGTCGACCGGCGTGGGGATCAAGCGCATCGTCTCGGCCGCCGAGGGGCTCGCGACATCGATCGTGGGCAGCGGGGCGGCCGCGCGGGTCAGGGTGGCGCGCGGGACCTCGCCGAGCGGCATCCGGGTGGTCATCCCCGAATTGGCCCTCAGCGGCATCGCCTATCTGGCCGACGGGCAGATCATCGTCACCATCCCGTCGGCGCCGGGCGACGTCGATACGAGCCTGTTCCGGAACCCGTTCAACCGCTGGAGCGCGCACCACCGGCCGATCGGTGCCGGGGTGCAGTTCGGGATCCCGGACAGCGTCACGGCAGCGAACATCGGCTCGACCAACCCGGCGCACTACACCGGCGGCGACCCGGGCGGCCGTGGCCGGCTCGGCACGCTGCCAATCAAGCTGGACCTCGAGGACAGCAAGGTCGGGACCAAGTATTACTGGGAGTGCGTGGCCGGCCGGATCACCACCACGGCGATCAAGTTCTATCGGACCGTTGCGGGCAAGGAGGTCCTGCAGGAGACCGTGAACGTCGGGGTGCCCGATCCGGGCCGCTTTGCCTTCTATCCGGAGGTCCCGGCGGGGTCCAAGCAGGACTTCCAGGTTCTCTTCTACCGCAAGGGCGCCGGCACCGCGGACATGCTGCAGACGATCCGCGGCTTCAACTTTGCCGAGAGCCGCGGCATCTACCCGATGAAGGAGTGGCCGCTTGGCGGCATGGACGCCCCCGAGCCGGGCAGCCCCGGGGATACCGGCACCAGCGCCAGCCGCATGCGGTGGCCCATGGGGTTCCTCAGGGGCTTTGAGATCAACGACAACAGCATCCTGACCCCGATCGGCCACTGCCTGCAGGCGTCCGTCGCCCGGCAGTACAAGCGCTCAGACGGCACTGGCGCCCCTCCGGCGACGCAGGTCCTGGGCCGCCGGAATGTCTGGCCATCCTATGGGCAGGACGATAGCGCGGACTCGGACCCCGACGACAACAATGGCGACATCCCCTACGGCGCGCTGCTGACCCTCAAGACCGCCGACTACAATTCGATCATGGCGGCACTTCCGGCCAGCAATAATCGCGGCCGTCGCATTGTCGACGCGATCTACTTTTACGGCATCTACGTCGTTGACGGGAACGGGTCGCAGAACTCGATTCAGCTTCGCGTCGATGCCAATGTCGGGTACGAGCCCGACCCGACCGTCACGACCGGCGCGCGCCCGGGATGCAAGCCGCTCACGGGGGTCCGGGACAACATCAACGCAGCGCTCGCGCTGTGCCAGTCCAAGCTCTGGCCGGTCTACAACCCACAGACCTACGGCACGACCCCGACCATCCGGCAGGTGTGGACCGACGGGCTGCCCTATGTCGGCGGCGGCGGGCCGCGCGACCCGCTCCGGCCCGAGATGTCCAAGAACACGGCCTATGACCTCGCGGCCTAACAGGAGCCCCGGATGGTAGCCCTTCCCGCCGCCGGTTCGTTCGACGTCCGGGCGGCGCCCAACTCCGACATGGGCGCGCGGTTCCACCAGTGGCTCGAGACGGTCCGGCTGATGCCCGGCGGGGCCAGCGTGCAGGCCCTGCAGATCGTCGGCGGCGCCATCTCGCCGACCCGCTGCCGGCTTGCCGTGGACGTCGAGGGCGGAAGCGCCGCGAGCGATTTCCTCGATACCGTGAACCCCGGCGCGTTCCCGGCAGGCGCCCTGATCGTGATCTCGCCGGCCAACGATACCCGGGACATCGTGGTCCGCAACCTCGCGGGCAACATCGTGCTCAAGACCGCGCAGTTCGCCATGACGAGCGTGTTCGCCCGGCTCTGGCTGGAGTACCAGCCGCCCAACTGGGCCGAGCTCGCCCGCGAGTACGGGCAGGACCGCGCGCAGGCCCGCACCGACATCGGGATCGACGGCACCGCACCGGTGGCGGGGCAGCCCGCGACCTATACCCACGCGTCCGGCGAGCAGGCCGCGGCCGGCACGGCCGAGAACGCGGTCATGACCCCGGCGGCTGTCGCCGTGGCGCTCAACACCCCGAATCGGGTGATCGGGAACAAGAGCCCGGTCACGGACCGGACCGTCAATGACGACTTCCTGATCCAGCGCGGCGGCGCGCTGTTCCGCATGAACATCCTCACCTTGCTTGCCACCTCGTTCACGCAGTTCGGCACCACCGGCGAAATGGGCATTGGCAACGGGACCTCGGCGGTCGCTGCCCATGGCATGGGCGGGCAGCCGACCCTGGTGCGGGGCTACTACCGCTGCAAGACCGCGGAGCACGGTTACGGTGTCGGCATGGAAGTGCCGGTCGAGTGCACCATCCTCGAGGAGGCCAACCGGCGGGTCCTGTTCGGTGCCGACGGCATCAACTGGTACGCCTACATGAGCGCCACCGTTGCCGGCGTTCGGGCGCAGCATCGGACGTCGGGCGCCGGGGTCACCCTGACCAATGCCAACTGGCGCTTCTTCATGCGGATGTGGCGCTAGGGCGGCTTTCGGCTTCCAAGTCGTCGATAGCGCGCTAGGTGATCGGTACCCCAGGTTGGGATACCGGAGGTGGCCGTGCGCTGGATCATGGAGAATTGGGACGACCTGGTCCTGATCGTCACCGGGCTGGTGACGGTGGCGAGCATCATCGTCAAGCTCACGCCCTCGAAAACGGACGATGAGCTGCTGGCCGCGGTTCGGCGCTTCGTCGAGCGTCTAGCCCTGAACGGCGAGCCGACCAAGCCGCCGGCGACGCCGCAGCCGCCGCGGAGCCGGCCGCCTTACCCCGCCATCCTGTTCCTGGTCGCCATGGGTGCGGTGCTGTCGGCCTGCGCGCCGGTGGCGGCCGAGCGCGATCCCGGCCTCACCCAGGCGTGCCTGGAGGCCGCCACCACCTTGCAGCGCGCGACGGCGGCGCGCGACGCGGGGCAGTTGTCCGATGCTGCCGGACAACTGGCCGACCAGCTGGTGGCGGCAGCCGGGGAGCCCTGCAGCGACCACGACCTGGCGTTGCCCGGCGACGCCGAGGTCATCCGCGCGGCGAGCGACGAGCTCGCCCTGGAGCTGGCCCGATGAGCGTGGAGCTGGGGATGGCCGTGGTCAGCATCGTGGCGCAGATCCTCGATCGCGCGATCAAGGGCGAGCTGGAGGAGGCCGAGATCACAAGGCTCCGCGAGATCGCCGAGCGCCGCTGGAACAGCGCCGAGCAGGCATGGAACGCCGGCCCGCCCGGTCCGGCCGGCCGCAAGGCAACGCGGCGCCGGCGGGATGCCTGAGACCGTGATCGAGACGCTCATCGGCGTGGCCTGCATCCTGGCCTATCTTGGGCTTGTCTGCGGGACGGCCCGGCTGGCGAGGTTCCTGATCGACCGGCGGGGTGGCCTCCATGACTGAAGCGATCCGCCGCGTCGACGGCTTCCTCCAACAGTGGTCCGGCGCCTTGCAGCTCCTGATCGTGGCGCTTCTCGCCGCCCTGGGCGCGATGACGCTGCAGACCTACACACAGGTGCAGGTGCTCACGTCGAGCAAGGCCGACGAGCGTGACGCCATTGACCAGCTGCGCAACCAGATCGGCATGACGGGGATGAAGATCGCCGAGACGCTCACCGCCAACCAGGTGCTGAGCGAGCGGCTGACCCGCATCGAGACCATGCACCTCTCCGAGGACGAGAAGTTCAAGCGGATCGACGCGACCCTCGACGATCACTGGCGGCGGATCGAGCAGATCCTGGATCGCGCCGCCGGCCGCAACGGCGGCCAACGCAACTAGGCTTTCGGCAGACCGCCTGCCCGGCCGGTGGCACCCACCGGCCATGCCGACCAAGCCCGCCGCCGAAGCCATGGACGCCGCGATCGAGCGCGTCCTGCGCCTGCCGATCATCCCGACCCTGCACTGGATGGGCCGGCCCTACGCCAGCAAGCCCGCGGCGGCACTGCTGGCGGTCACGGCCTGGACGGAGAGCCGCTGCCGCGCCCGCGACCAGCTGGAGCGCGACGGCAACCCGGGCAACCCCGGCCCGGCCTACTCCATGTACCAGATCGAGCTGCCCACCTTCCGGAAGATGCTGGACGGCGGGAGCGAGGACTTCGCCCCGCTGCGCCCGATGCTGGCGACCTGGGGCCTGGAGTGGCTCCTCGAGCGCAACAGCGGGATGCTGCTGACCTGCAGCGAGGTCGGGGCGACGATCGCCGCCCGCGGCCTCTACTGGTCGGACTACTGGTCCGCGCGGCGCGCGCTGCCGTCATTTGACCCGGCCGCCGCCGAGGCCGCCGCAGCCTACTACCTGGGGACGTGGCGCCCCGCCCAATCGAACCGCGCCCGTGCCCGCGCCGAGGTCCGTGAGGCGTGGCCCGTGGCCGTCGAGCTCGTCGAACAGCTGTGGGGAGCCTACTGATGGCGCAGTTCCGCACCGGCCGCGTCACGCCGAGCGCGTCCAACGCCTTTCGTCAGATCGACGACGCCCTGCGGTTGGCGAGCCGCCGGTTTGCCGAGTGGCGTGTCAACGTCGCGCTGTCGCCGGGCTTTCTGGACGCCACCGAGACCTTCAACGCCTACCAGGCCCTGGCGTCCGCGGTGAACATCGTCGACGGCCTGATCAACACGGCCGGCCTCGGCCTGCGGTACGAGCAGGAGTACGGCAAGCCTGTGGGCTACAGCCCGGTCTCGGACTGGAACGATGCCCGCACGGTCGCGCTCGCGTTCCAGACCTGGCTGGGCAATTCCTGGCTCTGGCGCACCAGCGAAGGCTACCCGGCCTTTCACCGCAAGAAGGCCAACGGCGAGCTCGAGGCCCTCACCAAGACGCTGACGACGGGCGAGCGCACCGCGGTGCTGGCGCAGATCGACGCGGTCCTGGCCGCGATCGAGTAACGGCCCATGGCGGTCAGCAACCCGACCGCCCTCACGTCGCCGGCGCTGAAGTGGGCGAGCGCCGGCGCCGCGGTCACGACCGACAGCTTCACCCCGTCGGGCAATGCCTTGGTGGGCATCGTCGGCGGGGCGCGCATCGGCAGCGGCACCGCCCCGGCCGACTTCAGCTTCAACGACAACGGCGCCGGCTACAGCTGGTCGAACCTGATCAATCAGCCGGCGAGCAGCGGGACGTCGCCCAGCTCGCGCTTCGGCTTGTGGGTGGCCCAGGCGCCGAGCTCGCCCTCGGCCATGACGGTCACGCTGGACAGCGACGGCAATGTGGTCGGCGTCTTCGCGTTCCAGATTGCCACGGGCTTCAACCCCAGCATCGTCAACTACGGCGGCGACCCGGACAATGGCGGCGATCCGGCGCCGACCATGTCCGCGCCGGCGACCGGCTCACTGGTCATGGCCGCGGCGATCTTCGTGGGCTCGAGCGCGCCCACCGCCTCGCCACTGGCGAACTCACTGGCCGGCGGGGTCGACGCCGGCAACCTCTACATGGAGGTCCGGTTCACCAATGGCTCGGGTTTGAGCAGTGCTTCGTGGACCAGCGGCAACAATCGCAGCGCCGGCGGCATCTGGGAGGTCCGCGCGCTCACCGCCTACGTGATGGCGGCCGCGGCCGGCTCGTTTGCCCTGACGGGACAGGCGGTCGGGCTCAAGGTGGGCCGGAAGATGGCCGCGGGCGCGGGCGCCTACACCCACTCGGGCAAGGCGGTCAGCCTGCGGGCGACGCGCAAGATGGCCGCGGCCACGGGCGCGTTCGTCTTCACCGGCAACCCGGTAGCACTCCGCGTCGCGCGCTCGATGCTGGCGGCTCCCGGTGCCTTCGCCTACGCCGGCAGCGCGGTCGCCCTGCAGGTGCAGCGCCGGATGGCCGCTGCTACCGGCGTCTTCCTGCTGACCGCCCAGGACGTGTTCCTCCGGCGCGGCCGCACGATGGTGGCCGCCGCCGGCGCCTTCGTCCTGACCGGCCGCCCGGTCGGCCTGCAGTACCACCGCAACCTTCCGGCCGGCACGGGCACCTTCGCCCTGACCGGGCAGGCCGTGACCCTGCGCGCCGCGCGCCGGATGCCGGCGGCGGCAGGGGCCTACGTGCTCGCCGGCCAGCCCGTCATCCTGCGCCAGGGCCGCCGGATTGCCGTCGGCGCCGGCAGCTTCGTCCTGACCGGGCAGGCGGTCCTGCTGCTGCGCGGGATCGCGATGCGCGCCGAGGCCGGCAGCTTCCTCGTCACCGGCCAGGACGTCTTCCTGCGGCGCAATCGGAGCTTGGCCGCCGGCGCCGGCAGCTTCCTCGTCGCCGGCCAGGACGTCATCCTGCGGGCGACCCGGGTGATGCCGGCCCGGGAAGGCACGTTCCTCCTGACCGGCCAGGACGCGGCGCTCCGGCGCGGCAAGAGCATGGTCGCCGGGGCCGGCAGCTTCAGCCTGCAGGGACAAGACGTCATCCTGCGGCGAGGCAAGCGGCTGGTGGTCGACGCCGGCGCGTTCGACCTGGTCGGCCAGGATGTGATCCTGCGCCGCGGCTACCGCCTGCTGCCCGAGGCCGGTGCCTTCGAGGTGACCGGCCAGGATGTGCGGCTGGCCGTGGCGCGTCGACTGATCGCCGAGGCGCTCGCACTGTCCCTCGCCGGCGAGGCGGTGATCCTGCGGGTCGACCGGGTCCTCCATATCGCCGCCGGCGCTTTCCAGGTGGACGGCCAGGATGCCGCGCTGAAGGTCGGCCGCCGCATCGGCGCGGCCGCCGGCAGCTTCATCCTCAGCGGCCAGGATCTGGCGCTGCGCATGGCGAGGTCTCTGCCGGCGGGGACTGGCGCCTTCATCGTCACCGGCCGCGCGGCGATCCTGCGCGCCGATCGACGGCTGGCGGCCGCGGCGGGCGACTTCGAGCTCGACGGCCGCGACGTCGCCCTGCGCATGACGCGCATCCTGGTGGCGCAGACCGGCGGCTTCGTCGTGGCCGGCCAGGCGGTGCAGCTCACCCACGGCTACCACATGCTGGTCGATCCGGGCGCCTTCACGCTCGCCGGCATGGACCTGGACTTCTACGCCGACCGCCGCCTGCGGGCCGAGGCCGGGACCTTTGCCGTGACCGGCCAGGAAGCCGCCCTGAGGGCCGCCAGGAGGCTTCCCGCCGGGGCAGGAGGGTTCACCTTGACCGGGCTGCCGGCTGGCCTCAGGGCCGGCCGCAGGCTGGCTGCTGGGGCAGGGGAGTTTGCCCTTGCCGGGGAGGCCGCCGCACTGCTGGTGGGCCGCCGACTGGTGGCAGCTGCCGGCCACATCACCCTGATGGGGCAGGATGCCGTCCTCCGGCGCGGGGTGGCGCTGCGCGCCGAGGCCGGGAGCTTCAGCCTGCAGGGCCAGGACGTGATCCTGCGGGCAGGCCGTCGGCTGGCGATCGACGCGGGAGCCTTCGTTCTCACCGGCCAGCTCGCGCAGCTTGCCGCGGCGCGCCGGATGCCGGCGGCGGCGGGGAGCTTCGTGCTTGTAGGGTACGACAACCGACTGCGTCGCGGCTTCTCGCTACTGGCGGAGCCGGGAGCATTCGAGCTCGACGGACAGGACGTGATCCTGCGCCAGGGCAGGGTCCTGATCGCCTACCCCGGCGTCTTCAGCCTGCAGATGCAGGAGGGAGCGGCTTCGATTGACCGAGCGCTGCTGATTCGGCGGCGCATCAAGATGGCCGGCCGGTTCGACCTGCGTCGCCGCCACACGGTTCCCTTCCAGCTCAGGCGCCAGCTGGCCGGTGAGTTTCGGCTGCGCATCGTCTTCCCGCCCAGCACTGTCCCGCCGACCGATTACGGGGACGTGCCGTTGAAGATCCTTGGCGAGGAGACGATCCAGAAGGGCCAGGACGTGATCCTCGAGTTCACGGTGCCGGGCATCGCCGGCGCTGCCTCGGCCAGCTGGTACCTCGCGCGCGATCGGGACGTCGCCGCCGGCGAGCGCCTGATTGTCATGACGTCCCCTTCGGGAATCACGCTGACCAACGTCGGCCCGGATCTGAAGATCGAGGTCTTCCTGACCGACACCCAGACCGAAGGCCTCGATGAGGGTCACTTCTTCCATCAGCTCTGGGTGGTCGATTCCCTGGGCAACCAGGTGCCGGCGGCCGAGGGCCCGTTCGTCGTCCAGGACAGCCTGCGGAGTTAGGCCATGGCTACGTTCGTCAAGTTTCAGGCCTTCGTCGAGGCCGTCGCGGAGAAGAAGCACAATCTCGGTGCGGACACTCTGAAGTATTACCTGACCAACACGGCGCCCGATGTTGCAGCCGATGCGGTCAAGGCCGATCTGCCGGCGGAGATCAGCGCCGGCAACGGCTACTCCGCCGGCGGCTTCGCGGTCACCATCACCAGCTCGGCGCAGACCTCGGGGACCTACAAGCTGGTCCTGGCGGATGCGACCCTGACCGCGTCGGGCGGCTCGATCGGGCCGTTCCGGTATGTCGTCCTCTACAACGACACTTCGGCCAATGACGATCTGATCGCTTATTGGGACTACGGGTCGAGCATCACCATCAACGATACCGAAACCTTTACCGTGGACGCCGACCCGACCAACGGCATCCTGACCTTCGCTTAATTGTCATAATCATCGTTATCCGACGACAGTCGTCGTTTCCGAAAAATCTGGAAACCGCGTGGCGTCCTGAGGTATCCCCGATCCATCTGGATCGGGGGTACTGATGGCAATCGCTAAGGAAGAGGATCGCGCAGCCCTGCGCGGTCAGTGGACGCTCAAGAGCCGCCTCCTGACCCAAGAGGTCATGATCGCGATCCGGCTGGCGGCGACCAAGGCTGAGCAGCCGATAGGCGACTGGTGCACTACCGTGCTGCACGAGCAGGCTCGCATCGTTCTAGGCCGGCCGATCGAGAAGCCGCTGCCGCCAGCCAGGCTCGAGGAGGTGGTGCAGGCCAACTTCGCCGAGCTCGCCCGCGCGCAGCAGGATCAGCTTGCCGAGCAGGAGCGTCGGCTCCAGGGTCGGCTCGACCAGCAGCTGCGCGAGCTAGGCCGTGTGGCGCGGCGCGGGCGGTGGCGACGCTGACTGTGCGGTAGCACTCCAGACCAGCGCGGCGATCCAGCCGAGCCCGGTCCAGCCGAGGAACAGGTTCAGCAGGAAGATCGCGGGCATCTGGCGGTGATCGCGGAGGCGCGCGACGATGCTGGGCAGGAAGTAGATCAGCGGGATCCCGATCAGGTAGACCAGGAAGATCGGCTCGAACTGCGGCTCGGACATGATGCGGCCTTCGGTTGGGGCGCGCTAGTTGAGTCCGCCGCCGTCGCCCGGTCCAGGCACATCGTTCAGCGCCGCGACGACGCGAGCGTTCGGGTTGATCAGGCAGGCCACGGCCTCGCCGATCCTGGCGGCGGCTTCCCGCCGGCGCTCGTCGAAGCCCTGGCGCTCTGCGGCGGTCATGTTCTCGTAGATGCGGCTGAGCCTGGGGGCGAGCGTGGTGCTGTGGTGCACCTTCAGCTCGCCTCCGTCCAACTCGACCGCGAACCCGATATAGGCCAGCCTGTCAGGCATCGACGTCTCCTAGTATCGCCCGATGTTCTTCTGCGCTTCGGTCAGCCAGGACGTCACAATCTGGATGTGCATCATCTGATCGCTGATGAAGCCCGGCTCCTTCAGTTGCTTCAGGCTGAAGACAACGTTCGCCGGAAGCGTTGGGTCCTTCAGCATGTAGTCGATGACCATCGACATTGCCGACCGGAGCAAATCCATCGGCGTTGGCTCTACCCTGCGGAACTTTTCCATCAATAGAGGCTCCAAGTTTACTGTGCGTCCTCGGCTAGCCGGTGGTGATCCGTGGGGCGGAAGGGCTTGGCGTGGTTCATCCGCTCCATGATCTCCGCCAGGGTCACGGGCTGGAAGTTCCAGCAGTCCACCCCGACGTCGCACCGCTGGCTGTTGTCCTGCAGGCCGCCGTGGCTATGCCCGTGCAGCATCAGGGACCCGTGGTGGCAGTTGTTCCAGACCTCCATCGCGTAGTGGCACAGAACGAGCTTCTGGCCGTCGACCCTGATCTCCGCGGCGAAGGTGCTCGACTTCCAGTGCGGCAGCTTGCGCACGGAGTTGCGGTCGTGGTTGCCCCAGATCAGGTGGATCCGGCCGTTCACCCGGGCGAGGTACTTCGCGGCGATCTCGGCCCCGTGCATGGTGAAGTCGCCCAGGTGCCACACGTCGTCTTCCGGCCCCACCCTCAGGTTCCACCGGTGGCAGATCAGGGCGTCGACCTCGGCGGCGTCTCTGAACTGCCGGTACCCGTGTCGCACCAGGGCCTCGTGCCCGAAGTGCGTATCCGCCGTGAAGAAGACGGTCATGGCGCGGGCTCGTAGACGTGGAAGGTGTAGACCTCGTCGATCTCGAGCTCGTCGTGGAGGTACTCGCAGGTCGGCGTCTTGTCGCCGATGTAGGGCCCCCACTTGTGCCACCGCCAGCCACCGTCGGCCGGCTGGTCGGCGCGCCGGATCTTCACGAAGGTGACGAAGAAGCGCTCGGGGAGCTCGCGCAGGCCGAGCTTCTCCACCGCCTGCTCCGGGTTGTCGCAGACGCCGTACTCCTGGAAGCCCAGCGGCTCGTGCGGCGTCTTCTCCTTCCACCGCTCGCGGACGTTGGTCAGATGCTCGATGGACCAGTGCCCAGCCAGGTACAGGCCCTGGTCCAGGCGCTCGGGGATCAGCGGTCCGCCTTCGGCGACGACACCGAGCACCAGCCCCATGATTCCGTCTGGGCGACGGAACTCCACATCGACTAGCATGATTCAAGCCCTTCCCGGGCGCGCGCGGACCTCGGGGGTCGGCGCCATCTGGTTGATCTCGGGGATCGACAGCGGCCGGCGCCAGTGGACGCAGCTCTGCCCCCATTCCTCGACGTAGGGCTCGTTGGTCCCCAGGTGGCGCATCACGCGATCGCGGATGGCCTCCATGTTCCGCTTCACCGTCGGGCTCCACCGGAGCACCGGCACCGGCAGCCGGGTCGCCGGGTCCTGGCGCGCGAGCGACAGGTGCCACAGCGGCCGACCGCCGGCGAAGCGGATTCACTCCATGCCGATGTTCACGGTCAGCATGGCGGTGATCCGCGTCGCCGGCACGAACCGGAACTGCGGGCCGATCTGGGTGTGCGGGTCAAACACCGGGTTCGCGAGCGCGAACAGCGCGGGCTTATGCAGCATTGGCCGGCTCGTAGGTTGCCTGGAAAACCTCCGGCTTGATCGGCCAGAACTCGCCCTTTGCGCCAGGGCCTGCGATCCAATCGCCGGGCGTGACGACGTGCCCGCCCTCGAGGGTCGGCACCCAGCCGAGGTCGTCCCTGCCGGCGTGTTCGTGGTGGAACGGTGGGATCTTCTGCACGGCGTCATGATCGCCGTGCTTGAACCATTGCGTTGCTTCGACGAGAGCAGTCTTTCGGAAAAGCGGCATCGACGTCTCCTGTTGCTGGGGTGGATGGCGGGCCGGGCGCTACTCCAGCAGTCACCTTGGAACCTATCGGCGCAGGGCGTCGAACCCCTTGCCTTGGGCATTCGCAACCCGCCCAGGCGACCCTACTAAAACCACCGTTCGGCGGGCTTCCGCGTCCGCCATCCGCCGCGAAGGATACGTCGCGCCGGGCCTTGCCGGCAATAGGTATATACCGCATGATCCGGCCATGCCCCGCCCGCCCCGGTTCTCCGAGACGTACCTGATCCGCTGGCTCCCCGGCACGCTCGCCCGCATCCGGGCGCTGCTCGCCGCCGGCGAGACCACCGGCCAACTGATCCGGGCCGCGATCGACCGCGAGCTGGCGAGGCGCCAGCAACGGGAAGATGCCGATGGCCGAGGGTGATCTCTGGTTCAACTTCACAGGCGATGTGCAGGTCGAGAAAGACGAAGACAGCGGGCTGGTGGAGACGGTCACCGTCCCGCTCGCTCACGCGGTCAACGGGCCGATGCTTGAGGCGATGACTGCCGGGACCAGGTTCACCGTCGGTGGCGAGACCGGACCTCGATACCGGATCGTCAGGACCAAGCTGGAAGAGGAGCAGGGTCGTCGTGTCCGCCGGTACTGGCTCGAGCGGGTCAGTCCTTTGGCCTACGTGCACATCGGGGTGCAGATCAGCTGCGGCGACGATTCGCTCACCGAGGCCGACATCCCGAAGATTGTCGAGGCCTTGCGCAAGGCGGCCGAGCCCTTCGCCGGCCGCGGCTACGCCAACGCCCAATCCTTTGTGGAAGTCGAGTGCCTGGAAGCGGCGATGGACCAAGGGTGATGGTGATGGACGTTGACGCCATGCGAGAGCTGTTCCCCCGCTTGGAGGGCTGGCTCTATCCCAAGCTGGGGAACGGGAAGCCTTTGACCATTGGCGAGGCGGCGATCGGCCTTGGTCTAGGCCCAGAGCTGGTGCTGGAGATCGTCGACAACCACCCGTGGATCTTCGTGACCGGCGACCGCTCCGACCCGGCCAGCATGAGGCTAGACGCCGATGGCGAGTGACGTTGACCAGGCGCTCGCCGAGGAGGTCTGCGCCGATGTCTGAGTATGCCGACGCGCTGGACGCGGAGATCGCCACGACCCGGGCGCAGCTGGCCGGTCTGCAGCAGGCCCGCGACCTCTATGTGAGCCTGCGGCCGGCGCGAGCGCCCGAGGTGCCGGCGCCGGCGCCATCCCGGCCGCACCGCTCGCCGGTCCGAGCGGCGCTGTGGGCGATCCTGGCGCGGCACCCCGAGGGTCTGGGCTTCCGCGAGCTGGTCGCGGCCGCGCACGAGTTCAATCCGTTCTTCAACACGAAGACCATCGGCTCGCTGCTGTCGGTTGCTGCGACCAAGGGCGAGCTGCACCGAGACGATGTTACCGGGCGCTACCGGCTGCCGGAGAAGCAGAATGTCTGACGCGGCGAATGGCGCAAGCGTGGAATGGCCGGTTCGGGCGGAGTGGCCTGTAGAGCCACAGTCGGCTCCGCCGTGGCTATGGGGCGACCTTGTCATCCTGCACGTTCCGGCCGAGCAGGTCAGGGGCATGGGCGCCGCGGCCATCAAGCACGATCAGCCGATCAACTGTAGCCCCGGATCAATCGCGAGCGCCAAGCCGCGCAGCAGCTGGCTCGATTGGTGGAGGCTGATGCTGGGCTGGCCGCGCGGCTGACGACCGCGCGGCCGATGTGCCGCGTCTATTAAGCTGGCGCCCAAGCCTGTTCGCGCAGCTTCCTGCCGGCCTGGGTCAGGACCAGCAGATCGTGGGTGCCGCGGTCTTCCCGCCGGATCAGGCCGGCGCGGAGGGCGGTGGCGACGATGAGGCGGTCATCGCCGAGGTCGCGACGGTTCCACCATTCATTGAAGAGCTTAGGGTCGCGCACGACGTCGGACGGCTTGAGCGACATGTCAGGTGCCCTCCCCCCAGGCCGCGACGATCGCGTCGGACATGGCGAGGTAGCGCATGTCCTTGAGGGTCATGTCTTTGTCGCCTACCGTTTGCAGGAGCTTCACCCGGGCGCAATGTGCTTCATCAGCCCGCTCGATGGCTTCAACAGTCCCGGCCTGGAGCGCCGCGAGGATTTCCTTTCCATGGTCCTGCACGTAGGCGCCGATCGTGCGATGCGACGCTTGGTTGTTCAAGAGCTGCTGAACTTCAAGCGCGATCTCGGCGTATTTCGACCTGATGACGATCGCTCTATTTGTCTCCTGGGCAGGAGTGGCCTCCTTTACCACTTCAACGGCAAAGGTCGCGTAGAGCATGTTGTTGCGATACCCGGAGTACTCATGGCGAACCGTGTAAGGTTCCGGGCCGATCCCGTACAGGAGGAACGGCTCCTTGCTTCGGGCCATACGGCAGAGGTCCAGGTAATCGCGCAATTCGGTGGAGATTGTCAACTGATTGAGAACGCCGTCGGTATAGTGCTTATCGCAGTTGACCGGATTGAAGACGGTCGTGTTTTCATTCGTCACGGTGAGGTTCCCCTGTTGCTGGACGATTAGCGGTAGTTTGACATGACGTTGCCGAAGAAGATCCACGATCCGCCGCAATCGTGATTGGCGTCGCCGATCCGGACATTCTGCATCCCGTAGAAGTTCGGCGCCACCCGGTTCGTCCCATAGAACAATAGCCGGGTCTTGTTTGGGTAGCCGTAGGTGAACATCAGGTCGATGATGTTCGTGCCGGGGATCTCATAGGCCGTCGTGTCGATCGCCGTCTGGCTTTCGTGGCCGCAGCCGGCGAGGTGGCCGAGCTCGTGCGCGAACACCCATTCCCCGCCCTGGTTGCAGCGGTCGACGTCGCAGCCGAGAAAGGCGTCGCCTTCGTTCTGCACGGGCTGGCGCTCGGCGATACCAGTGTTGAACTCGCCGGGCCCATAGTCCCCGATCAGCACCGCCACGTCGCCGCGGAACTGGTTGCGCCAGTTGTGCACCTGGTCGAGATACCCGTCGCCCGGCTGAACGAAGACGGTGAAGTCGCCGTAGAGCGACGTCTCCAGGTAGCCCGAGAAGAGCTTGCGCCCGGCGGCGCCGGTGGTGCTGGTCGCAACGCGCAGCTGGTGCCCGCTGCCGGTGTAGAGCAGCGCGCGGTTGGCGTTCTCCAGCATCCGGTCGACGTAGGTGGTGACCGATCCGGCCTGGGCCACCATCTTGGTCTGCGCCGCGGGCGTGAACGTCACGAGGACGTCGATGGTCGCGGCCTTGGCCGGGACCGCGGCGAGCAGCAGCGCTGCCGCCAGGAGGTGCTTCAGCATGATGGCTCCTTGGTTCAGGGTTGGATGCGCTCGAACTGCAGGACGGTGACGATCGGGTCGTCCGCCCAGCGGGTGCCGGGCTTCTGGTGGAGCGTGTCCCACAGCTCGCGGTAGGCCTCGCGGTCGGCGACGCCTTCTCGCCGGGCCTGCTCGTCCTCGATCGCCCGGAGGTTCTCGACGAAGTTGCTGGTGACCTTCAGCCGGATCCTTGAGCGGAACTCCGGCATGAAGAGGCTTGGCTTCCACCCGTCGGGCGGCTCCCAGGCCTCGGGGTCGCTGGTCGCCCGGAAGGCGGTATCCCCGGGCGCCGGCCCGGTGGGGTACCACGTCTCCCGGACCCACAGCTCGGCCGGCAGGGTCAGCTTGCCGAGCGGCGAGGTAGCGAGCCGGCGCGTCTCGGTCTTCGTGCCGGCGAGGATCGCGCGCACCATCGGCGCGCTGAACAGGATGCCGCGGTTCATGACGGCTTGCCCTTGCACTCCGGGCACAGGCACAGCTCGGGGGTGACGCTCCACCCGTGCGCCGTGGCCTGGGTCCAGCTGTCACGGCCGGCGACGAACAGCTCGACGGTCAGCTTGGACGGGTCGAACAGGCCGTGGTCGCCGTCGCAGGTGAACTCGGCGAAGACGGGCCGCGGGATCGGCTTGGTCTCGTCGGCGTAGATCCAGCGGGTCACCGCTCCCCTCCCCGGAGCTTTGTCGCGAAGAACAGGCGCCGGCAGGCCTCGACGGTATCGAGGGTGCTCTCGGTCACGTCCTGCGGCTCGGACGGGTACAGGTGATCCCAGGCCGCCTGCAGCTTCAGCGTGCGGCCGTGGAACGTTCCCGGGTCGGTCTCGGCGAGGTAGTCCAGGGTCTGGCGCATGGCGCAGATCGCGGTTTGCCGGCCCCAGCCCTCGACCGTCTCCGGCAGGTAGCGCGCGAGCGCGATCCGGATGATGCGGCTGTCGAACGGCTCGTTCCAGCCGACCCGCGTGTGCGCCTTCACCATCATCCCGAGGAACCGGCCGAGCGCGGTCTGTTCGTCGATCGGCGAGGCTTTGGCCTCGACCTCGGTGATCCCGTGGATCGCCGTCGACTGGGCGGGGATCTCCCAGCCGTCGGGTCGTACGATCAGGCACAGCGTCTCGACGCGGTCGCCGGTGCTGTTGCACAGCATGGCGACCAGCTCGACGATGTGGGGCTGGCTGGCGTCGTCGTCGGCCGCCTTCCACACGGGGAGCCCGGTGGTCGCGGCCTTGTACAGGAGGAACATGGTCGTCTCCGGTTGCTGGGAGGGGCAGGCGGGCGGCCGGAGCCGCCCGCGCGCCGACTTAGAGGTCGAACTCGGACCGGCTGAGGCCGAGCTGGTCGCAGATCTTCTGGGCGGCGAGCTTCTCCCCGGGCTCGAACTCGCCGTCCGACTTGCCGATCGCGAGGGCGAGCTGCATCACCAAGGTGCGCTTCTCGTCCCCGCGCACCTCCCCGATCTGCTTGAGGCAGGCGCTCACACCCATGCCGTGGTCGAAATCGAACTCCGAGCAGAACTGCAGGAACAGCCTGCCGGCCTCGCTCCCGTCGAAGTGGCGCATCGACGGGTGCCGGCGGACGAAGTCGGCGGTCTTCTTCCGCTCCTGCTCCTCGAGCGTGCCGTCGCCGTGGGCCATCATGGCGCACGCGGCCATGGCGCCCTCGAGCAGGTCCTTGTCGGCGGTGTACCTGCCGAGGTTGTCGTCCAGCGCGTCGGTGAGACGCTTTCTCAGTGCTGCGAACATCAGATGATTCCCTGTTGCTTCAGGACAGCCTTGATGGGGCCGCGGCCTTTCCACAGGCCGTAGCAAGCGAGAAGCCCGAGACCCCAGGCGAGCTTCCCGACCAGCGCCAGCCCGAACAGGACGCTCGCGCCGACGCCGATCTTGGCGAAGATGTTGGCGGACAAGGGTGGTCTCCTTGGTGTGGTGCCGCTCAGGCCGGCGGCAGCAGAGGGACGTCGCGGCCCTGGTAGGCGAGCGCGATCGTCTCCTTGGTCGCCTCGGCGACCGTCTGGCCGCTGGGCAGGATGGTCTCCGCGAGGAAGGCGTCCTCGAAGGACGTCATGCCGAGCTCGACCTCGGCGAGCCGGGCCTTGATCGACAGGACCAGCGTGCGCCACAGGACGCGGCGCAGCTTCTCCCAGGCCTCGGCCTGGTTGTAGGTCGGCCGCGGCTTGCCGGTGGGCGTGCGCGTGACGTAGGGGTGATCATTGGGCGGGTCGATCACCCGGAAGCGGTAGCGGCGCCCCTTGGTCTCGAAGGCGAACTGCTCGCAGCCGGCCTCCATCATCGTGCCGAACTTGGTCACGCCGAACCGCAGGATCAGCTCCTGGATCTCGGTGCGCGAGCGGTGAACCGGGACGTCGGTGTCGGCCGCGTACTTCAGCTGCACGGATCGGTCCCCTTCAGGATGTGGTCGCAGCTGACCTCGTAGATCTCCGACAGCCGCAGCATGGTCTGCATGGACAGCCCGATGATGCCCTTCTCCATGCGGTGCACGGCCTGCAGCGAACAGCCGATCTGCTCGCCGGCGACCTTCAGGGTCCAGCCGCGCGCCTTGCGCAGCTGGCGCAGCCGCCTCCCGATCGGGACCATTTCCGGCATCGGCTGGCGATAGGCGCCCATCACTCGGCTGCCATGGCTGCCGCGGTGACAGGCCGGCCGATGCCAGCCTCCAGAAAGGTCACCGGGATGTTGGCATCGGCGAGCTGCTGGGCCTCGCTTCGGTTCAGCGTCATGCCGATCAGGACCGGGATGTCGAACTGCTGGGTGAGCCGCAACAGGCCGTTGCGCCCTCGCTTGTCGAGGAGGTCGGCGGCGTCGAGCACGACCAGATCGGAGCTATCCCGCTCGGCGAAGAACAGCGCGATCGCCGCGTCGACGCGCCAGCGAGCGCCGCTGGACAGGCGCTCCCAGGGGATGCCGCCGAGGCTGAAGTGCAGGTCGAGATCGACTTCGACCTTGCCCCAGCCGGTGGCCTCGCAGAGGTCGGCGAAGCCCGAGTTCATCATGTCGACCAGATCGCCGAGCTTGGTCTTGCGCAGGCCGGTGGCGGCGGCAAGCCCAGCTGCTGCCGTGAGAGCCACGATCTCCAGATGCAGCCGCCGCGCTTCCTTGGTGATCCGGATGTCCTCGCGCAGCGTGCGCTTGGCCTCGATCTCCGCGTCGATCTTCGCGGTGTCCAAGGGATGCGCCGGCGGCAGCTTCTCCAGCTCGCTCGCAGCCTCATCGGCCGTCTTGATCTGGGCGTCGACGGCGCTCTGCTGTCGGACCAGATCCTTGAACGCGGCTTCCAGCCGCTCGAGGGCAGTCTTGGAATCCGCGAAGGACTTTGGGTCGACCGTGATACCGGCTTCGACCTTGCGTGCCAGCGGTGCCGTGGGATGGATGGCGATCCGCTGCGAGCAGTGCGGGCACTGCGCCTCGGGATGCCCCATCACCTTGCGCTCGTGCGCCTGCCGGGCGGCGGCGAGCTTGGGCTCGGCCGCTTCGATCTCGCGGGTCAGCTGCTCGCGGCGTTCCCGAAGTGCCGAGAGAGCGCCAACCTTGGCGACCAGATCGACGCGGCGGGCCTGCAGGACGCCGCTGTCGCGCAGCATGTCGTCGCGCTGCCTGACCAGGGCATCGACCTCGGCCGAGACCGCATCCAGGTCCTGATCGACCAGCTCGAGGTCATGGTTGCCCGCCTGCCAGGACTCCGCCCCCTTGGGCGGGTAGCTCGACACGTTGGTCAGCTGGCGCCAAGCCCCCTTCCCTTCCTTGGCCCGGTCGGCGAACGCCTTGGCGGCATTGTCCCAGCCGATGGAATCGATCTGACGCCATGCCGCTTCGGCCGCCTTCTTCGGGATGCTGGCCGCCTCCGCGGCCGCGATCCACTCGGCCTGGGTTGGCAGCGCCTTCAGCGCCTCGACCAGCAACGCGGTGCGCTCCTTGGGCGACAGGCGCGCCGGCATCGTCCGGCCGGTGGCGATGGCCGAGGCCATGGGCGGGTTGTCGCCTTCCACCAGCAACTCGCCATCCGGCCAAGACGCCCCGACCCTGCCCTGATCGTCGCCGATGGCGGCCATGCCGGATCGGGCGCCAGTGCGAATCATGGCCGCGACCTCGGCCTTGGTCGGGGCCAGCTTCATGTCCCGGGCCATCAGCGCGGCCACGATATGGCAGGTGGTAGACTTGCCGGCTTCGTTCGAGCCGGCGAGGACGTTCGGTCCGGCCTCAAGCGTGAGGTCGAGAGCCTGGATCGCCTGGATGTTCTTGATCGTGAGCTGCATCGCTCAATCCTCCGGGAAGGGCAGCGAGCCGGTGGGCGCGTTCTTGCCGCGGCCGCGGCGCGGCGGCTGCTCCTGCTCCTGCTCGCCGGCGTTCTGCCCGCCACCGGCATCGGCGGAGACCTGCTGCCCGCCATCGTCGCCGGGGCCGGGATCGTCCTGCTGCTGCCGCGGCGGATCCTCGCCGTCGTCCTCGAACTCGCGGGTGCGGACGACTTCGCGCTCCTGGTGCTTGGGCACGGTGTTGATCGGCTGTTCGGCGCTGTGGGTGAGGCGCGCCTGATTGGCGTCGATCACCTCGCCGGTGCCCTCGATCACCAGGCCGGCATCGTCGACATCGTCGAACAGCGAGGAGTCCCAGTGCATCGGCTTCGGGACTTTCTTCATCCCGCGCTTGAACACCTTGGCGATTGCCATCTGGTCGTACCAGTCCCGCCAAGCCGGGCTGTTCTTGCCCGGGGACTTCGACCGTATGTAGTCGACCGTGGCCTTGTCCATGTATTCGATCAACGGCGGCACATCGCCCGGCACATGGATGATGGCGTAGGCGCCGACGAAATCCCCGCGCGGGCCGTCGAGAAAGACGTCGTGCTCGACGATGTTCTCGGTGCCGAGACGGATGCGACGCTTGTCGTTGGCAAAGATCGCCTGCGCGTCGACCTTGGTCACCAGCCCGGCTTTGCCGGCCAGGGTGTAGAGACCCATGTAGCCGAGCTGGACCTGCACCGTCGGCTTGCCGTCGACCCTGTACGGCACCAGCCACGCGACGTTGTCGCCGATGGTCAGGCCGCGACGGGCGATGGCGACGACGCCCTGGATCAGGCCGACCATCGAGTGCAGCTTGGGGTCGAGCAGCTGCAGGTTGTTCTGCGCCGCCATCAGCGCGCCGTGGCGGAGCTGCTTGGCATAGGCGGCCATCGACCGGTCGCCCGCGGCGATGAACTCCGGAACCGTCTTGGTCAGCCGGAGCCTGAAGTCCTCGCTGTCGAGGTAGCCCGCCAGCTGGTCGAGCTTCTCCGCGACGCGCAGCTGCTCCCAGGGCGTGTCCTCGCCCCGGTCCTGCCCCCCTCCCCTGCCGTTGCGCGGCGGCGGGAGCTTCTGCCTCTGGTCATTCACAGCTTCAGTCCTCTGGTTGCTGGGCACGCCTCCTTCCCGTAGAGCCGGCAGAACTTCTGGCTGCACAGGAAGGATCTGGGGTTCACCAGGAAGCGCGACGTCTCGCCGTCCTCGCGGAACGCGAGCAGCTTCCCGGCAAAGTCGTGGACAACCGCGTGGGCGATCTCCTCGGTCTCGGCGATCGCGAGCGGTGCGGTGGTCACCGGCGGCTGCGGCTTCTCAAGCCGCACTCTGGGCAGCACGTCGAGCTGGGCCCGGTTCGGGGTCCAGCCGCGCGACCGGTACAGCAGGGAGTAGCCGCCGAGCTGGGGCGCGTGGATCATCGGCTGCGCCATGTGCCGCCGGGTCGACTTCAGGTCGCGGACAACCTGCTCGTCACCGGTGGCGGTGGCGTCCAGATGCAGGAGGTCGCCCTGTCCTGACAGGATGACGCCGTCGATGACTTCGGCCTCAAGGCGGCGCTCGACCAGCAACGGCCGGGCGGTCTCGACCACGTCCTGGCGGTAGCGGTGGACCATGCGTCGTACCTGCCGCTCGCAGGCGTTCGCATCGCCGGCGGTCTCGTCGACGATCAGCCGTGCCGCGCCGGCTTCCTTCTCCCGGCGCGCGCGGAACTCGCCGATCGCCGCATCCTCGCAGGTCGACTGCGGCACGCGCTCGCCGTTCATCCGACCCTTGAGAGCGAGCTCGGCGCCGGCGTGCACGCCCGAGCCGATCAGGGCGCCGACATTGGTCCGGGCCGGGTGCAACGTGACACCCTTGGCCGCGAACAGATCGGCCTGCGAATGAGCTGCGGTTCTCAGGCTGCAGTCGGGATAAGCCGACAGCGAGCTGGCGCGGATGACGAGCGGGGGCATCCCTTTCCCTCCACAACGGAAGGAAAGGGTATCCGAAAAATTCGTATGCTTCAACCGAGAAGCAAAATTATTCGGATGCCGCCGCGTGCCGCATCGCCCGCAGCAGGCGATGCAGGAGCAAACGGCTGTCCGGATCGCCGCCGAACAGGTCGTCCGCGACCTCGATCAGCTGCCGCAGCTGGGAGGCATTGCCGGCTGGCTGTTCCAGCAACCTGCGAGCCCTCTCGAGCGCAAGGTCGGAGGCCGCGTCAATCGCGCGGTCGTCGGCGTCGCCATCGGTGTGATACGCGCTCTGGGCTAACATATGCCTGTCTTGTTCTCTTCCCCACGATGGGAGCTATCTAGCGCACAAGACGCCAAGAGAACAATACGGCTGCCGCACTTGGTGCCGACATTCAGCCAAGCGTGAGCGCAAGTAAGGAAAACGATTTACCGGTTACTTCTCATCGTCTTGGGCAGATGGTGCGCCGCACACCAGGGCGTAGTAATCCGGGCGACTGAGGCCGTCGGTCAGGCCGAACAGCAGATAGTCCGAGGTCACCCTCAGCGTCCGGCAGAGGTCGAGCAGATTACCGATGGTCTGCGGCAGGCCCTCGCCTTTCTCCCAGACGTTGTAGCGGCCGGCGGCGATCCCCAGGGCGCGAGCAAGAGCGGCCTGAGAAGCATAGCCCCGCACCACGCGCACATGCGCCAGCCGTGCGCCAAATTCAGCCTGCAGAATCGCGTCGCTGGCCCTGTCTTGCATCGGTTGCTCGCTGCTGGGTCGATTCGGGTAATCGCCCGTCGTCCCGACCATGGCAATCGCACTTTCTCGGATGACGGGTGGCCTTGCGGCATCCGATTTTATCGGATACCTGTCGGTCATGCTGACAGCCCAGGACCTGATCGAGCGCTTTGGGGGCCCAACGGCTACCGCCCGTCGCATCAACGACATGGTGGAAAAGACCAGTCGTTGCGGCGATCAAAAGGTAAGTAGACGGGAAATAGCATCGGCGCGTCTCGTTCATAACTGGAAGGAACAGGGGGCGATCCCAAGGCAATGGCTGGCACACTTTGCGGTTATGTGTCTCGATCAGCAAATCAAGCTCCGCGTTGAGGATGTCATTGCACTTGCTGGCGGCGGGCAAACGCTTGCCCAGCTTGCGGAGGCTATGGGCGTTAACTTCCAGGGTCAAGAGCCGACGAGCGCCTGTCTAGTCGGAAACCGCCGCCGGACCCGGCGGCTTCCGCGTGGACGGGGAGCATGAGGCCCCGGACACCCGGCGGGTTGGGCAAGCCCGTCGGTCATTTCCTCCATGGGACCTGGGTCGGCGGCAACCGCTGCCGACCCATCTTTTTGCGGAGACACCTTTGAGCACCGACCAGCAACCGAACCCCGAACCGGACGTTCCGGCCGGGATCCTCCTCGCCCGCGACACCATGTCGGGCGACATCCGTGATCTCGTGCTCGCCGAGATCAAGGCGGCCCGTGACGGGCAGCCGTTCCACAAGCTGCGCTACGACGAGCAGCAGGCCCTGATCGACCGGATCACCGCGCGGGCCCGGCAGCTTGTGGTCCGAGCGGTGAACATCATCGCCACCGACGGCAAGCGCACGATCGAGGCCGCGGTCGAGAAGGTCGACGTCAAGGAGGGGATCAAGGTCCACCTCAAGGTGCCGCGGACCCTGGATTCGCTGACCCAGCTCGGCATGGCCGTCGGGCTCAACTGTCAGCTCTGGGTAGCCGACAGCGCGCCCTACCTCGGTGAGCGGCAGCCGCAGATGGGCGTGCCCGACCAGGGCGACATGCTGGGCGATAACCCGCCGCCGCCGCCGCGTCGCCGCTTCACCCGCGAGGACTTCACCGCCGCCGAGCCGGTGATCCAACTGGTCGAAATGCTGGCCGAGCCCGATCCCAGGCTGGATCGTTGGGTCGAGCTGGGCGGAAGGCTCGAGTTCGACGCCCGTGCTTTCGGCGCGCACACTTTCGCCTTCGGCCCGGCCGAGCATGGCCTGGTCAAAGTCGCCGGCAACGCGGAGATTTTCGACACCCGGCCGAGCCTGATCGCCTACGTGGCGCCCGAGGCCAGTGAGTTCGACGGCGACAAGTTCGTCCTGACCCTGATCGACGACAGCGGCAAGTCGACCTGCACCCTGATGGTCGCCGTGCACTTCGGCGCGGTGCCGCAGGAAGCCGAGCCGCAACCCGAGGCCCCTGCCCCGGTGGACGGCGCCGGCAACGGTGCCGCCGAGCCGGACATGACGGCGATTGCCGAGCACCTCGACGCGGAGGACGCTGCGGCATCCCCGACGAACGGAAACGGGGATACCGGCGAGGCCGAAGAGGGCCTCCTGCCCCCGCCGCCGGCGGGACCCAAGCGCCGCGCGGGCGGTCGCCGCCGCGCCGCCGGCGGCCTCAACTGAGGCCGTGCCATGTCGCGGGGAGGGCCGACCGAGGCGCAGCTCCAGCTGCTGGGGTACGACACGACCACCGGCAAGCGCCGCCCTGCGCCACCGCCCTCCCCGCCTCCCCTGCCCCCGACCGCCTACGCTGAATCGGCCCCCTCTCGCCCGCCGGTGAGCCCGCAGGTCGGCTACGACTTCGTCGATGCCACCTGGAACCATCTGCTCATCGGCAAGGGCCGCAATCGCTGGTCGACCAGGAACGGCGTGCCCCACATGCACACGCCGCAGAAGACGATCGACGCCGAGAAGGATCTCAAGGGCGTCCTGACCCTGGCGCTGCCACCAGGGTTCGAGCTGATACGCTTCCCGGTCCAGCTGCTGATCGACGTGCGTAAGGCGATCACGCTGAGCTGGTCGAAGCGCAAGAAAGCCGACGCCGAGGCCAACCTCATCAGGCCGACGGCCAAGCCCGACAGCGACAACATCATCAAGCTCGTCTCGGACGCAGCGAACAAGGTGGTCTGGGTCGACGACACACAGGTCGTGGACATCCAGCTGGTTCGCTACTTCGCGCCGGTTGAAGGTCTGCGCATCCGCGTTCGCCGGGCGCCATCCCCACCGTTCTGGGAGCACATCGCGTGATCAAGCCCGATGAAGAGGCGGCGACGGAGTTCGTCGAGCTGCTGGTGGGCTGGCGCCCCATCGGTGTCGTGGGCGACGATCCCGTGTTCGTCCCGCGGTCCCGCGAGCTGCGGGCCTTCCTGGCCGGTGCCCTCGGTTCGTACATGCCGCGCGACGCGCTCGGCATGACGGTCGAGCAGCGGGCCATGCTTGGCGCCTACCTGCGCGCGGTGGCCGACATCGTGGATTCGCCGCTGTGAGCGACTCAGGGGCGGTGTTCTCACGAACCTGCGTCTGCGGCCGCAAGAGCCGGGACGTGCCACTGAACAACGCCTGGGACGTCCTGGCCGCGGCGGCCGAGCTGACAGCAGAGGGCTGGCGCCGGGACGCCAAGGATCGGACCTTGTGCCCCGACTGCGGCGACAAGGCCGGTATCCCCGTCGAGACCGGGTTCGTATCCCCGCCGGCGCCGAGGCGCTCGAAGAAGGCGGCTCTTCTCGCCATCCTGCTGGCGGCATCCCCGGCGGCATCCCACGACTGGTACCCGCCAGCCTGCTGCAGCGACCGCGACTGCCGGCCGAGCTCCATGTGCACCACAGTCGACGGCAAGGAAGGCGTGGAGGTGGCGCCCGACGTCTGCCAGGCCATCGACTGGAACGTGGCCCAGCCATCGCCTGATGGCCGGACGCATGTCTGCGTCCTGGAGTGGCGCGACGTCGGCGCCGAGCCGTCCTACAGCCAGATCTGCGTCTTCCTGCCCGGAGAAGTCTGATGAAGCCAGCGACCAAGCCCGAGCGGATGGATCAGGACGCGCACCGACTGCACATGATGGTCCGTCGTGTGCGTCAGAGCGATCGCAAGTCGGACGTGCGTTACTATTCGCCGCGTAAGTCGCACGACAATGCGCGTGAAAATACTCGACGCCTGCGACAGTGGTCCAAGCGACCTGGATCTGTTCCCGATACGGACCGTCTTGCGCCGTCCGAGAAATCGTGATGGTCTATACAAAGCGAAAGGCCCGGGGTGGCGACCCCGGGCCTCAGGCAGTTACCCCGGGTGGCAGCCCGGAGAAAGGCTTGACCGTGTCCAGCCACGGCATCCTCAGCAGCTACCTATCTAGTCCAGGAAAAGCGGAAAAGCAAGCCGACAAGGCTCGCCGGGCTCACCGCGTTACTGCGCGGGGGGCCTAGCTCATGGACTGGTATCGCCGGTATCATGGGACGTGCGCCGACCCCAAGCTGCGGTTGGTGGCGAGATCGGCCCAGGTGCCCACCCCCTTCGCCATCGCGGCGTGGGATGCCTGCCTCGAATACGCGAGCGATCGGGACGACCGAGGTTCGATGGCCGGCTACTCCGCGGAGCTGCTGGCCGTTACGATTGACGTTACGGAGAGTGACGCAGAGCGTCTTTTGCAGGCGTTCCGTGCACGCGGAATGATCCTTCCAGATGACCGAATCAAGGCCTGGGGGAAGCGCCAGCCGAGCGATGCGACGGCGGCCGAAAGGATGCGCCGATACCGCGCCCGGAAGGCGGAAAAATCCAGCAATTCCAACGAAGACGGACCACCCGATGATGCTGAGCGCGAGCGCGCCACTGCTGCGCCGCGACCAGCCAAGCGTAACAAGCGTAACGCAGCCGTAACGGATCGTAACGCGTTACCCCAGAACAGAACAGATTCAGAGTCAGAGAAGAAAGACTCTGAATCTCCTGCCGCCCTATCGGAGACTCCGACTCCGCGAGAGGACGGCGCTGACGCGCCGGGGCGGGGGCAGGAGATTGCAGGTGGGGTTTCGACCGAGCTGATCGACGGGCTCATGCCGTTCTACGAGCTGCGCAACAGTCGACGCGGGGTCGAGCGGCTGGTTGAGCTGCTGGTCCTGCAGTGCGGGTCGGCGGCCAAGGTCGAGGGCCGGCTGTTGGAAGCGATCGGCAGGAGGATGCGCGACCCGATCCAGTATGTTCGCCGTGTGATCGAGAGTGGTGAAATCAACCGCTTTGCCGCCGTGGAGAGCGCAAAGCATCTGGCAACCATGGAAAAACCGAGCGTCCTGGAGGGCGCGCTCGAAATCTTCAACCAAACCCTGGCAACGATGGACGGAAACGATGGCAACGGTACAGGCGGTCCAGGACTGCCTCACTAAGCTGTGGAACCATTACGGGAGCGGCTCCGCCACCAAGGAGCAGATCGCCTGGAAGCTGGCGATCTACGTCGAGCGGCTGCAGGCGGTGGACTACCGGGACCTGAAGGCGGCCTGCGATGCAACCCTCGACGAGGACGATCGGTTCCCGACGGTGTCGCGGCTGAAGAAACTCGCCAAGGAGTTCGCGGAGAAGCGCGCTGCCGCCGAGGCCCTGGAGGCCAAGCAAATCCAGGACCTGGGCCAGCTGTCGGCCCACATGCGGAACGAAGCTGTTCTGCTGCTGGGCGGGTTCGCCCGCGACGTGCCCGATCTCTGCGGCGGCGACCCGAACCAGCTGCGCAACTTCTGGGCCGAGGCCGCGAACGTCTGGTCGCGGGTCCGGCCATCCGGCGGGCTGCGGCAGATCGACGAAGAGCGGCGGCGTGCCGCGGTTGGCGGCGCCATGGAGGCCTGGGCGAGGCGGCATCTGGGGGCGCCGCCGATGGCGGCGGCCTACGCGACGCCGCGGATGCTGGAAGCCTACCACGCGCTGACCGGCGAGGAACCGATCCTCGACCATGGCTCGCCGCCCCCGCCGGTGACGCAGATCTACCGGACCACGCTGCGCGGCACGGGAGGGCGGACATGACGCCCAAGTACGACGAGGCCACGGCGCAGCGGATTGTCCAACTCCGCCGCCAGGGCCGAAGCGTCTCGCAGCTCGCGGCCGAGTTCGCAGTCTCGCGCGCCACCATCCGGGACTGGATGGAGCGGATCGAGCTCGGGCCTGACCCGGGTTGGTCGGATCGTGGGGCCTTGATCAGCCCGGTCGACTGGCTGCGCGCGCCACCTGTGCGAATCCGGCTGCAACGCTATGCGGCCGGAATATGACGGGGGCGGATGCGCGAGGTCCGCATCAAGCCAGCCGCCGAAGAGACGCTGGCCGACAGCTTCGCGCGCAAGGTGCGGGACCTGCGGGCGAAGCTGCTACGGCTGCAGGTCGAACTGATGGCGGTCGAGCGTGAGGCCAGGGACTGCGGCCTCACGCTGGAGCCGATGGCGATCCACTTGGCGGCCTTGCTGCGGACCACCAGCCGGGCACAGAGGGCGTTCGATGACGCAGGGATCCAGTTTGAGCTCGACCCCGAGATACTCGGCCCGGCCGGTCATGACGGCAGCCGAGCTGGAGGCTTGGCTCCTGCGAGCCCAGCCGGGCCAGCAGTGCCGCTATCACGTCGGCCACCTCGCCTATGACCGCACGCGCAGCCGGGCGGTCGACGCAACAGCCCGCTATGCGCTCGAGCACAGCCGCGGCGAATGGCCGGTCGTGACCCCACCGCCGTGCGGCCACATCCGGTCGCTGCTGATTGGCTCGGGCGAGCTGGCGCTCAAGCAGCACCGCGGACCCGACGGCCGCATGATCTACGTCGCGGAGAAGCTCTGATGGCGAAGCCCCGGGCCGAGGAAAGGTACCCGATCACCGAGGCAACCGTGGCCCTGTCGAGCTTGGTGCCCAACCCGAAAAACGCGAAGACCCACCCGCGAGAGCAGCTTGAGCGCCTCGGTGCTTCCATCCGGGAGTTCGGTCAGCCCAAGCGGATCCTGGTGCGGGCGGCGAACAAGATGATCGTCGCCGGCCACGGGGTCTGGGAGGCCATGCGACTGGCCGGCCTCAGCGAGATCAACGTGGCCTTGTGGGAGGTGCCTCAGCGGGTCGCGGATGCGTTCATGCTCGGCGACAATCGGCTGGCTGACCTGGGCCAGAACGATACCGCAAAGGCGGCGCAGCTGCTGCGCGAGATCGACGAGGAGCTATGGCTGGCCGTGGGCTACAGCGACGAGGAGGCCGAGAAGGAAATCGCGGCCCTGGAGGAGCAGGACGTCGACGTGATCACGATCGACACGTCGGCGGTCGACGACCAGTTCTGGATCGTGGTCAAGGGCCCGCTCGCGCAACAGGCCGACGCGCTCCTGAGGCTGCAGACGGTGATGGGCGAGCTGCCGGACGTGACGGTGTCCATCGGCACCGAGGAACACGAGCTGTGAAGCGCGGCCGCAAGTTCGGGCGCGACATCACCGCCCGCAACGTCAAGACCAACAGCTCCCCTGCCCTGCTCCAGGCCAAGGTCACCCTGCGCCAGAACGTCAAGGCGGCGCTGGGCGGGCCCGAAGCCTGCCGCGTGTTCGACGCCTTCGCCGGCGAGGGCGTGCTCTACCGGGCCTGCTGGAAGGACTGCGCGCTCTACGCCGGCTGCGACGAGGTATGGTTCAAGGACGAGCGCCGGCTTTACGTCGGCGACAATCTGCGGGTGTTGCGGGCGATCGACCTGAAGCCGTTCAACCTGTTTGATCTGGACGCCTACGGCAGCTGCTGGGAGCAGGCGGCGATCGTCGCCGCGCGGCGGCAGCTGGAACCAGGCGAGCGGATCGGCGTGGTGCTGACCGAAGGGACGTCCCTGAAGATGCGGCTCGGCGGGATGCCGAACGCGATGCTCCACATGGCGAAGCTGCGGAAGGGCTTGCCGCGACCGAACGCTCACCGCGGGGCGGTGCTGGATCGGGCCATAGCCAACTTCGCGGCCAAGCTCGACGCCGAGATCCTGCATCGCTGGCAGGCTCAGAAGCCCGACAAGAGCCAGACGACCTACATCGGCCTCGTGCTCGAAAAAAAGGGGGCGCCCGAAGGCGCCCCAGAGGCAGCAACGGAAAGTCTGCGACGGGCGCCACGCAGGCGACGGCCGTCAACTGATGGGCAAATCGCGCCAGAGGCCCCTTAGAGGCCCGTATGGCGCCGCGACGCGTTGCCCGGCCTGTGATGCCCGCCGGGGTCCGCGTCGCGTGCTGGCGCCCTACCGGCGGCGGCCTAGCGGCGGGTTTGAAGTAGGCTGGTCCGGCTGACGTCGCGGCCTCAACCCCAGCCGCCGGCGGTCGGGGTCGGGCACCCGGCCCATCACCCAGATCAGGACCTCGCGCCAGTGATTGAACGATTCGACCGAGCGCTTCGCGTTGTGGGTCTCGATCGCGGCCAACCGCTCGGGGTCGGCGAGGTCGTCGCTGGTCAGCCTCACGGGGGCGTGGAGCTGGACCCGGTTGCGGGCGACGTCGACGGCCGCGGCGACCCCGTGGTGGTCGCATAGCCGCTGCCCGGTCTGGAACGGCCGCTCATTGCGCGAGCCGTGTCGATGCGGCGCGCCGGCGGGCGCGGTGCTGGGATGGTGCCTCAAGATCAACCTCCGTGCGGTGAGGTGGGGGAAGACTAGGCCGGGACGTGCTCCTCGAACCAGTGCCTGAGCGCCACCCGCTGCTCGCCGATGGCGAGCCGCGTGACGTATCGAACCTTGGCCGTGCTGGGCCCGGCTTGGGTAAGGACCAGCTCCCACTGGCCGATGACGTTACGGTAGCCCTCGCCCAGCATGACGGTCAGCTCGATGTCACGCGCCAGCAGCTTGCGCAGCGGGTCGCCGACGAAGACGGGGAACCGGAGCAGCTTCTCCTTGGCCGTGCCGCGCCAATCCGAATAGGCATCCGGATCGTCCAGGCCTTGCTCGTAGAGCTCGATCTTCGTCGTGCACCGGATCAGGCCGTGGTAGGCCGACAGGACCCAGACTTCATGGCGCTCGCGGTCCCAATACTGGCGGAAGGTCCGCCACATCGGGCCATCGTACCGCTGCCACGCCGGCATCAGGATCGGCCCCTTGGCCTTGGTGGCCGAGCAGCCGAGGATCAGCACGCGGCTGGTCATCGTCCCGGCTTCTCGGCCAGAT